TCAATTTTCGTTGATGTCGTGATATTCCTCGCAGGCTTGCAAGGTATTTTGTATCAGTGTTGCAACGGTCATCGGCCCGACGCCACCGGGAACCGGTGTAATCCAACCCGCACGCTCAACGGCGACATCAAATTCTACATCGCCGACTACTTTACCACTTTCCAGACGGTTAATGCCTACATCAATCACGATAGCACCAGGTTTAATCCATTCACCGGGAATAAAACCGGGTTTACCCACGGCAACCACCAGTAAGTCAGCATTTTCGACATGTTGGCGCAGATTTTTGGTAAAACGATGCGTGACGGTGGTAGTGCAACCGGCTAACAGCAGTTCAAGGCTCATCGGGCGGCCTACAATATTGGATGCACCGACCACAACTGCATTGAGGCCATAAGTCGAGATATTATAACGCTCCAGCAAGGTAACGATGCCGCGTGGGGTACAAGGGCGCAATTTCGGTGCGCGTTGACACAGACGACCCACGTTATACGGGTGGAAGCCATCTACGTCTTTATCAGGGTGGATACGTTCCAGCACTTTGATATTATCAATACCTGCAGGCAGTGGCAGTTGCACCAGAATCCCATCAATTTCACTATCGCCATTCAGTGAATCAATCAATGCCAGCAATTCTGCTTCCGTAGTAGTCATTGGCAGATCATAAGAACGTGAAACAAAACCGACCTCTTCGCATGCCTTACGCTTACTGGCGACATAAATTTGTGAGGCTGGGTTAACACCAACTAATACCACAGCAAGACCGGGAGCACGCTTACCGGCAGCCAAACGTTTCTGTACCAACGCAGCAACTTCATTTCTTACCTGCTGCGCAATCGTTTTACCATCAATAATTTTTGCTGACATCAGTGGAGGGATCCATCAATTAAAAAAGCGGGAATCCGCCTATTTTGTCAGAAGCGGGGCGCGCTGTCAGGCGTATAATAACGATTAATTAACGATTAAATAGCCAGATGGTAAACAGTAAGGCGAAAACCCATTGACTCGAAAGCGACTGCCCGTATAATCCAACCCGCAACTGACTACCGGCAGTGTTCTGTGCTGCGGTAAATATCAAATGCGCCCTTAGCTCAGTTGGATAGAGCAACGGCCTTCTAAGCCGTAGGTCACAGGTTCGAATCCTGTAGGGCGTACCATCTATACCTCTTCTAACGTCTATCTAAGTCTACTAATCCCTTATATAATCAGCCTCTCTGACAATTCCTAGCATCCCAACGTCTACCTACATCCACTGCAATCAACAACAAAGTGGGGGTACTATTGGGGGTATGTCTAGGTTCAATGAAGTGAGATACCCCCACATGAAACTGAACGCCCGACAGGTCGATACTGCAAAGCCAAAAGAGAAGCCCTATAAGCTATCTGATGGAGGTGGATTATTTTTGTTAGTAAAAACTACTGGTTCACGTTGTTGGCGGCTGAAGTATCGGATCGCCGGTAAAGAAAAATTGCTCGCATTTGGGGTCTATCCTGATATCACTCTTGCTGAAGCCAGAGCAAAAAGAGATGAGGCAAAGCGTATACTTGCAGTGGGCGGCGACCCTGGTGAAGAAAAGAAAGTAGAAAAACAAACCAGAAAAGTCAGCATTGATAACACGTTCGAAGCTCTAGCCAGAGAATGGCATGCCTACAAAAGGCCCAATTGGTCCAAAGGTTATGCTGATGATTTAATGGAGTCGTTCGAAAAAGACATCTTCCCTTACGTTGGCAAACGCCCAGTTGCCGAAATCAAGCCTCTAGAAATTCTCGAAACCCTACGCAAGTTAGAAAAGCGTGGCGTCCTCGATAAAATGCGTAAAATCCGCCAGGCATGCAGCCAAACTTTTCGTTATGCAATCGTAACTGGCAGAGCAGAGAACAATCCAGCAAGTGAACTAGCTGGCGCTCTGGCTGTTCAGAAGCATACGCATTACCCCCACCTCTTAGCTAACGAGCTTCCCGCATACCTTAACGCTCTCAATGCCTATAGTGGCAGTACAGTCACTCGAATAGCAACACGGCTACTGATGCTTACTGGTGTTCGTACAACTGAACTACGGGCCGCTGAGTGGCTAGAATTTGACTTGGACAAAGCCGTCTGGGAAGTTCCCACCGCCAGAATGAAAATGCGTCGTCCTCACTTGGTTCCCTTATCAGAGCAAGTTTTGGCATTACTGCGTCAATTACATGAGATTACTGGGCGATTTAAACTGGTATTCCCCGGTCGTAATGACAGCTTAAAGCCAATGAGCGAAGCCAGTATTAATCAGGTCATAAAACGTATTGGTTATCATGGTAAAGCCACTGGTCACGGTTTCCGTCACACTATGAGTACCATTTTGCACGAGCAGGGGTTTAATACTGCGTGGATAGAAACACAGTTGGCCCACGTGGATAAAAACAGCATTCGTGGTACCTACAATCATGCCCAGTATCTTGATGGTCGCAGGGAAATGCTTCAGTGGTATGCCGACTATATGGATAGCCTGGAACGTCAGTCGAAAGATTAGTTTTGGATAAAATTCTTCCGTGAGGAATAAAAAAGGGTCGGTTCAGTAGGTTCAGTCGGTTCAATATTTTAGTTTATTGATTTATAAGTTAATTAATTCATTTTTTGAACCGACCCTGAACCGACTTTAGGCCATTTGAACCGACACTAATCGCGTTATCTCCCGAAAACCTGGCTTTTTCTCAGCTAAATCACCCTAAATCTGTAATCGATAAGCCGAAATTTTTCACCACAGTGTGATGTGAAAATGTGAAGTGATGTCGTGAATTGGTAGGGCACATGCTGGACGAGTATACAGTGGTGATTTATAGTAGACCTCAAGAAAATAAGGCTATGCCTAGGCTGATCCCCGAAAACCAGTACACCTCTACTGGCTGGCATAGTCCCCAATATTTAGAGGATGCGAGGTGGCGTATGGAACTTAAAATTATACCATTTGAATATTGCTCTTTAGAAAGGGCTGCAAAGTTTTTTGGATGTGAAATGGAAGATTTTTTTCACTGGTATGAAACGAAAAAAATTTCCCTTTCCTTGAAGCTTTTGGAGCATCGAGCCACAGTTTTATCGATCGATAACAAAACTATAGAATATAAAACTGAATATTGGGGAGATGATCATATTGAATATGATGTAATGGCCTCTGCAAATAATGAGTTTTCATATATTGACAATATAAGTGCTTTTGTGGGCAATCGGCTTTCATATGATCATTTATGTCAGGTTTATAGGGTAAATGGTTATGCTCATGATTTCTGGCGGCCTTGCGATGCGTTTATTCAATCGCTTCGCCGTGGTGGAAGAATCATGGATAGCTTTTCCGCATCTCCTTATGATTTTGAAGGTGATTTCCGTATCATGATAGAGGTGCAGGAAGGAACACAAACCTCAGACCCAGAATCACCAGTTTTTTATTTTTATCCAGAATTCACTATTGGTGATTTAGTTTTGTATAAAACAGACTTGGATATAATCAATCATCTTATGTGTGGTGTTGAGTATTCCCCTGAAAAAAGCAATGAATTAAATTCAGATTTATTAACTGTTGCTGATATTAGTACTGAGGAAATTCAAAGTGAAATATTGGAGTGGACTGAGTTTTCAAGTAAAGAAACTTCTTTGAAATTTATTGCTGGTATGGTTCTTGCCTTACACAAGTCATCCCCAAAATTTAGAAATGGAACTAAAATAAATCGAACTTCAATTGCGAAAGAAGCAATATTAAGAATAACAGAGCAAGGAATTGAATTCGATATAACTGAACGCCAACTCACAAATCTTATGAATAAAGCACTGACTGATTATGCACCAAAAATTTAGAGTTAGCATATTTACTAAGTCATTTCCAAATGGGCTTCCAAAGCCCATTTCAAATTGAAGTTCTATCAATTTTACGGCAATTTCCACAGTTGATTTTTTTTGATGATTTAATAAAACCTGTAATCTACCAACGTCCAATGACAACGTTAAATAGAAACAGGGGACAACATGCCACAAGCAGCACAATCACTTATCCGCCTATCAGAAGTCCAACGCCGCACTGGTTACAGTAAGGCTTGGCTTTACCGTCTCATCAGCCAGAATCGTTTTCCCCAATCGATTAAAATCGGTACCCGTTCTATTGCCTTCGTTGAAAGCGAAATTGACGAATGGATCAATCAGCGCATTGCTGAATCCCGCAAGGAAGTCGCCTGATTATGCATATAGGGTGTTCATTTGTTGCGTGTGTTTGCGTTCGACTTAATCCAGCATTTGATTTCCATCGCTACAGATACTAAACGATTTAACGAAGGGTAATTAAACATGAAAAAATTAAATGCCTTAATTGGCAGCGGCCAAACTCACTCTGAATTTAGCACTACCTCTAATTCCATTGTGCTGAAGTTTAAAGATCAAACTGTAATTCCTTTTGATCATGGTGATGGGAAGATTTGGGTAACAGCTAAAGAGTCGGCTAAGTTGCTCGGCTATGCCAATGCGAAATCAGTTACCAACTTATACAATAGCAACTCAGATGAGTTTACAGCCAGTATGACCGAGGTCATTACAACAGTGACCTCGGGGAAAACAATGGGTTGCAATAATCTTAAGACGAAAATACGTATTTTCTCTCTTCGGGGTTTGCACTTACTTGGATTGCTGGCTGAAACTCCTGTTGCCAAGGACTTGAGGCGTTGGGCTTTGGATTTAATGGACAAAGAGTCAGGGGGATTGGTCGCTGATACTCGCCTGACGCTCCAGCAGATGCAGAACATTGTTGCTACAGCTTGGAAAACTTCCAATGAAGACTCTTCTGATGCTGGTAGGCGCTTACGCAAGCGCCAAGATGATTTACCTGTAATTCAGAAAGCCCAGAAATTGGTTGATGAGATAGGGCAAATCCCTTTTGAGTTTATTGGCGGTGGCAAGCTGGGGATACAGTAATTATGTCTCAGATTATAGCTATCTCGGTGATTTCGTGTCAGTTGAAAGTAAGTAATACTGACGCTCAAAATTTAAACTACGAAACTTCCGTAGTACCTGGAGCAAGCAATCTATACCAATCTCCAGAATATAATGGAGATTACCGCTCAGCCAAATATTTGGCTCAGCGAACACTGCTCAAAAACGGCAACTCACCGAGTTTAACCAAACACGAACAGTATTCGGGTTCAGGCAAAGAAAAGGGTAGCATTCACAGTGCTACCCTTTGGGATTACTCAGATGGTTCTGCTTTGGACTTCTTGCGCTGTTCAATTTTGAGTTTACGTCCGCATGCCTCAAGTACCCAAGAAGAGAAGCTAGCACTTGGGTTTTCTTCTTTATCGCGTTCTACTCTTGCATCAATTTCTTCGATTAAATCGTTGGGAAATCGAATCCCTTTGTATGTTGATTTATTGTTCTTGTGGCCTGTCGCCATGGTGCCCGCCATTTGGAGTTTCTTCAATAGGATCGACAATACAACAAGATTTAAATTTAGTGAAGTGTTTAAACAAAATATGGTTGACGTGTTTAAACAAACAGAGTTAACCTGTTTAAACACCTTATCCACAGGTAAGGCACAGGTAATAAACAAAATAGCGACGCCTCAGAGTGCGGGAACACTGTTGAGGCGTCTCACCACCAACGTTAACGTAAGTAACGAGGTAGCTATGTTAAATCATACCCAAACTCGCCCTAAATTTCAGTATCTCTTTCTCGCCGTGTGCCGTTCTGACTTGAACGCTAAACCGCACCGTGAATCAGTAACTGCCCATTCTGAACAAGATGCCCGCCGCTCTCTGGCTGGTCAGTTCGTACTTTCCTTTGCTGGTCGTATTCCTGCACAGGGGGTATGCAATGCTTAAAAAATACCGTGTTGAATTTAGCGCATTAGACGCTGCTGGTGGTGCTCTCAAACTGTCATGGCGTGGTGAAGCTGAAAGCCTTGATAAAGCATCTGCCACTGTTCTCTTGGGGGCTACAGAGCGCCGGTTAAGCAACATTCAGATCACCAGCATCATGCAGCTCCTTGATGAGGATGATATCTACCCACCTTCATACAAAGAAACTCAAGCCCTGATTGCTGAACTGATGGGCAGCAGTGGTAAGCCAATCCCTGACACCAGCGAGAATGTATCCCGCACTCGCTTATTACGCGTCAAAGCAGGTTTGCTCCATTTGTTGACGGTTGTTATTCCTCTGATTGAGAACGAGCAGCAACGATTGCAGGTGTATTGGTGGGCTGAGGCGGTACATAACATCGTACGGTTTGAAGAGCATGATGCGAAAAATGAGCAGGGGGTGTGCAATGTCTAAAAAAACTGAACTGGCTCCGCTAGCGGCCAAAGATTTGCAGGTTATTGAGTATCGCGGTCAGCGTGTGGCAACCACCGAGCAGCTTGCGGCTGGGTATGGCACAACGGTGATTCGTATTCAGCAAAACCACCATGAAAATAAATCCCGTTTTGTTGAGGGTAAGCACTTCTTCAAAGTGGTTGGTACTGAACTCAACAATTTGCGACTAGTTTTAAGCGAACTGCAAATCTCACCAAAAACTCGCTCACTTATGCTCTGGACTGAGCGCGGTGCTGCCAATCACGCGAAGATGTTAGAAACAGATCGGGCGTGGGACTACTTCAATGACCTCACCGAGTTTTATTTTTCTCGACGTGATGCATTGCCAGCACCTGCAACCATTCCCGACCTCAGTCGTCTGGAAATCCTTCAACTGGCTATCGACTCCGAGCAAGGCCGTTTAGCTGAAAAGCAACGCGCCGACAAAGCCATTCGCACCAAAGGTCAGATTAGCCGTAAACGTGAAGCCAGCGCCCTCGGCAAACTAAGTGCAGCCACTCGCAAATGTCGTGTACTGGAAGAGCGGCTGGGGGAAAGTACAAAGCATGCCACGGTGAAAGCTGTAGAAAATGTGACTCATCAGAAGTTTGCGTGGCATCCGTTGCGGAAATGGTGTTTTGAGAATGGCTTTAAACCTGAGATTGTGCCGGATCCACAGTATGGCTCTGTAAAATCATGGCCTCGCGAAGCATGGCTGGCAGTACATAGCATCAATCTGTCCGATGTTATGGGGGTGACTCATGGATAAATTAGCGCCCTGCGAAGTTTCCGATCTTCTCAGTGAAATTGCTTCAATTTTAAAAGTCAGTTCAATGCTAATTGCTAGTGAGGATGGTAACGACACGGGTTATGAACTTCTTTGGATCGCTCAGGAACGCGCTGAAAAAGCGGCGAAAAATATTAAGGGGGTGAATTATGGGCCAGCCACAGCCAAATGATCGTTACAAAGACAGTCATGGCTCATTGGTCACTGTCGATTCCGTTGCCTTTAATCGCGTTACCTTTAGCCGTGACGGATATTCATCGCCCTGCATTATGCCACTGGCGCGGTTCGTTGCTGAATTTACCTTTATTGGGAGAGCATAACCATGAAAGCCAATGAATCAGTACCTCTGGATATTGCCACGCATAAGGCTGGTCAATTAAATGCTCTCTTGCTGTTGATGTTTGAATCCAATGTTGAATTAGATACTACTGACGAAAAGGAATTACTAGGTCTAGCACTGGATCTCGCCGGGCCAGTTGCGGTTCATTTGCTTGAGCGGGAGGCCGGACAAAATGGAGCGCCTTGATAAAGCCAATAGCTAAATGCCCTGTATTTAATTAGTTAGCATTCCAACATCTCAAAAATGACAGCCATCAGGCTGGGGACTCGCTCGGCCTGATGAAAGGAAAGGATATATTTATGACGAACCTGAATCATTCAATCGAATTAAATCGTAAACATATTGCAGTGGCATTTATCGCTTATTGTCAGAAACGAAATAGAGGCGAATCCATTGCCAATGTCATTATTAATTCTAGAAAGGTTGTTGTTCTGGAAAATTTAACTGAGGCAGCAATTTGTAATTGCCTTATTCATTCTTTGGAAGTGCTTTGTTTTCAGGAATTCGGGCGTGATGACGGCTCGCGGATTCTTGTGGAAACCTACACTCAGATGCTGAGTAAGGATAACAGTAAATTGACACCGCACGGCGTCGAGACAATGACGGAAGTCATGAAGGCTACAGTCGTAGAGACTTTGGCTAATCCTCACGATAACCGGCATGGGCTGGTATTCAGTCAGGACGGTGCAGCATGAAGCCATCCATCGACATGATCCGTGAAGTTACGGCTCAGGCTACCAACCGTTGGCGCGATATTCTTGGTTACCTCGGTATTGATGTACCGGAACGACCTCGCGACCATTCTGCTTGTCCGGCATGTGGCGGCAAAGACAGATTCCGATTTGATGATCAGGATGGACGTGGGACCCATTTCTGTAATCAGTGTGGTGCCGGTGATGGGCTTGAGCTGGTACAGAAAGTTAAGCAATGCACCTCCACTGAGGCGGCGGTCATGGTAGCAGATGCACTGGGAATGGATCCCGACTCGCGAGTGTCTGCGACGGTACCTGCTAAATCTGTAAAACAGCCGGTACAACCCAGTATCCCGATAGCGGATAAGGTTGCGGAGCTGGTGGCGAAAACGGTACCTGGCGAATCTCAGTACCTACTTAATAAGGGGCTTCCAAGCCCCCCTCAAGCCTTATTGAGTGACGGTTCTTTGCTGCTGGTACTGCAAACAATGGAGGGCGTAGTAAAGGGTGCGCAGGTGATTAAGCCTGATGGCACCAAACGACTGATATCCGGCACCATCAAGAAAGGTTCGTTCATTCCTGTGAGGCTTCCAACTGCTCTGGATGATGATCCGATTGTCACGGTGTTAATTGCAGAGGGTAACGCAACCGGCGTTACAGTTTCGTTACTGAGTGATGGGGTTGTGCTGGCCGCTATTGATGAAGGGAACCTGATCCATATAGCGAAAGCCAGCCGGGAACGTTGGCCTGATGCGAAAATTATCATTGCTGCTGATAACGATCTTAAACCCGGTGAAAAGAATGTCGGGAAAGAATCTGCTGAGAAAGCGGCTACCGCGGTGAATGGCTGGGTTGCCTTACCACCGACAGACCATAAAGCCGACTGGGATGATTATCGTCAGCAGTATGGACTGGATGCGAGTATTACCGCGTTTGCTGATTCTCTATATCAACCACATATTTTGGCAGAAGAGGAGCCTCCGGTAGCGGAGCCTCAGGATGTCAGGCGTCCATATGTTGATGAGCGTAAAGGGGGCATGTATTGGGTTGAACCCAAACTGGATAAAAGTAACGGCAATATTACGGAAAGAGAAAGCTGGCTGAGTGACCCGATATCAGTTGCGGGGATAGGTGAAGACGATAACGAGCGGTATCTGATCCTCTCCTGGACGCCGGAGGGTAACAGTACCGAACGTTCAGAAGCTTTACCCATGCGTGACATTGGCGAGCGGGAAGGCTGGTCGCGGCTGCGGGCTGGTGGTTTATCTATCACAGCCAAGAGTGGATTACGGGCAATACTGGCGGACTATCTGCAACGCAGTGGAGAACGGCAGCTTTGGACGGTTGCCAATGCTACTGGCTGGCAATGTGGTGCATACATTATGCCCGATGGTTCGGTGATTGGGTCGCCTGCAACCCCTGTACTCTTTAATGGCCGTTCATCGGCGGCAAAAGGCTATACCACTAAAGGCACGCCAGAGAGTTGGCGCAGCAATGTTGCAAAACTTGCTCGAGGAAACCCCTCCATGATGCTGGGTATTGCCTGTGCTTTTGCTGCTCCGCTCATTGGTCTGGCTGGTGCGGATGGTTTTGGTGTTCATTTATTCGGTGGCTCCTCCGCGGGTAAAACCACGACGGGTAACGCGGCTACCACTGTTTATGGTGAACCCGAAGCGCTGAAACTGACGTGGTACTCAACAGCATTGGGCTTGGTAAATGAGGCTGCGGCGCACAATGACGGTTTTATGCCACTGGATGAGATAGGGCAAGGCAGCAATAAACGCGCAGTTGCTGATGCTGCTTACGCTTTGTTTAACGGAGTTGGCAAAATTCAGGGGGCCAAGGAGGGCGGTAATCGGGATGTGAAACGCTGGCGAGCAATGGCATTCAGTACAGGTGAAATCGACCTTGAGAGTTATATCCGAGCTGATGGAGGCAAGGTAAACGCTGGCCAACTGGTTCGGCTCTTAAATGTGCCTATCACCAAAGCAACTGAATACCATGGTTTCAAGGACGGTAAAGCCCATGCAGATGCTATGCGAGATGCTTGTAAAGACCACTACGGTGCGGTAGGGCGGGCATGGATTAAGTGCTTAGCCAGCCAGAAAGAGGTAGCAGCGCAAGCTGTCAGGGATGCGGAACGTCGGTGGATAGCATTATTACCCGATGAAGCCAGTGAGCAGGTACGCCGTGTTGCATCGAGGTTCGCCATACTGGAAGCCGCTTTGCTACTTTCCAAACACCTTACCAGTTGGAATGAACAAGAGTGTCGTGATGCTTTACAACATGGCTTTAATGCATGGGTTAATGATTTTGGTATGGGTAACCGTGAATCAAAAGCATGGGCGGAACAGGCTGAGTCTTTCTTGCAACGCTTCGGTTATAGCCGTTATTTACCACACCCTGAGACGGATCCGCGAGATTTACCAATAAAGGATTTAGCGGGGTATCGGGAGAAAAAGCAGGGACTCGACACATTGGTATTCCATACCTTCCCGTCGGTGTTTCGCGACGAGATAGCCGTAGGTGCTAATGCAGTGGCTTTTGCTCAGGTTCTGGCAGATGCCGGTATGTTGGATAAACCGAGCAAGGGGATCACCAAGAAAACGCTCAGAATTGACGGTAAGCAACCCCGTTTTGTGGTGCTCATGATGCCAGATGATTTGGAGGAATAAGCAGATTCCCTCCATTTGAACTGACCTGAATCGGATTAATCATTCTCTCTGGTGGGGTATTACACCAATGCCCTGACAGAGAGTAAAAGAATACAGGGTATGCATATCATGAGAATGACAAAAGAATTACGTGCTGAGGTATTTCGGCTTAAACAATCAGGCATCGGTTATAAACGGATAGCCGATATGACTAATTTGAATTTGAGCACGGTCAAAAGCGCCTGTAAGCGGTCGGGGTTATTTGCTGATAATCCCGAGCATACAGCGATGTTTGAGATACCAGAGAAGCAATACAGCACCGCACTTATAGTGCCAAAGCCGTTACCTGTACAGCGGCGTATTACGGGAGACAGGCAGACCGACGCCTATTTATGGGTGTTGGAAGTTATCAATACCGGTGTGCCTGGACATATTGCAGCGGCAGAGGAAGCTTTGCACAAACTGACTATCTCCCCCAAAGATGCTCGTGATAATTACACTCGTTATTTGGAAGCGAATGGTGCGGGATGGACTGCCAGTTTTTCGACAATGATGATGGGCGACCCACAACATTATATCGACCGAGCCAGAACACAATATTCCCGCGCAGCAGAGGTCAGGGGTACATTTGGCAGCTATGAGGCAGCACTGGAGCCTACTAGAGCCGAACAACTCATGGAGATGGTCTGTGGTGATATTTATGATAATGATTTTGGCTGGACACCTGAGGAAAAAAAGAAGGGATGTATTGAGGGTAAGCGAGTTACTGATGTATGGGACCTGCGAGCGCAAGCGTCAAAGGGGTTCGCTGGGGTTTTACCAGAACCTCATACACTGTCTGATGTTGTAAGAGAATTTCAGTATTGGCAATGGTTATATACGGTGCGTAATGCTGCTTGCAAAGAAATGGACCCTGGTGGATATGGTTATGATTGTGAGGGGCCTATATCTGACCGTGAAACCTATCTTGATAAGAAGCTTGAAATCATCCGTCCTCGCCATCAACGAGAGGCACTGGAGGTATTGAAATGGTATTTGCAAAGTGAGCGACATCAGAGTTTTTCAGGTTCAGATAATGATGCGGTATATCTGAATTTGATAGGCGTGCATGAGTGCGTATAGGGGATGCAAAAGCAGAAGCATTGGAATAGACGGGGATCTGGTGATGAATGCACCGCTAAGAATTAACTTTGTTAAATAATTCAATTAACGTCGCCTAACGTGCTGCCATCATGGAAGATATTGCCGTTATTTACTCATTTATCGTTACGATTTATGGTAATATATCTACATAGCTAATCAATATAAATAGTGAGTCGTATATTAAATACGGCTCGCTTTTTTATTGGGTAACGTTCAGAGATTCAGAGGGGTATCCATAATATGCGTGATATTCAATTGGTATTAGAACGCTGGGGCGGTTGGGCAGCAAATGAAGATAGTGGCGTAGGTTACTCCCCCATTGCAGCAGGATTTAAAGGTCTGTTACCCAGTACCACAAAATCACGGTTGTCGTGCTGTGATAATGATGGGTTGTTAGTCGATACTGCTATAGGCAGGCTAAAAAAGGCAGGACGCAGCGAAGAGTATAATCTGATAGAGCAGCATTATAAAAAGGGTATATCAAAGTCAGCGATTGCCAGGAAGCATAAATGCTCAGAGGGTAAGATTCGGTTAAAACTCATGCTGGCTGAAACTTTTGTAGATGCCTGTTTGATTATGGCTGGGGCTAAGTTAGAAATGGATGAGTGGACGCATAAATCTGATAGTACAAAACTGTATCAGACCTGTTCTGACAATGCTCTGTAGCAAGGATTGGATAAATATTAGCGTCGGTTAAGGGCGAGAAGTGGACCTTACAATCAGATCGAGTTAACAGGGCGGCACATGGATAGCCAAGTGCCAAACTCAGCTTTCACCATCCTGTTTAGTTTTAGCCGTCAGCTGGTATCTGTCTATCAGCGATGTTTTCGTTCATGTTCGATTAGCCATTCTTTGCGCGCGATGCCCCCGCCGTAACCGGTCATCGAACCATCCTTGCCGATGACTCTGTGGCAAGGAATAACTATAGCTATTCGGTTTGCTCCATTTGCGGCGGCCACCGCTCGTACTGCGTTAGGTTTTCCAATCTGCCCGGAAAGAGCTTGATAGTGTGACGTTTGTCCATAAGGAACAGCACTTAGCCCCTGCCAGACGGAGCGTTGAAAATCACTGCCTGGAGCATCGAGCGTGAGCTCAAACTGTTGTCGCGTTCCGGAAAAATATTCACAAATCTCTTTTTCCGTTTGTCGGGTGTGGCTATTCTCCCCTGACATTATTCGAGCATTCAGCAAACGTTGGAGATCACGGAATTCCGTCTCCAGCATTCGGCGGTCGGTAAACTCCAGCAGGCAAACTCCACGTTCCGTAGCACAGACGAACATTGGGCCTAGGGTCGTGGTAAATCGTTGAATTATAATTATCTGAGTCTGCTCTGTTGGAGCAACACCCGTAAGTCGCTTATAGGTATAAGCAAAACCGCTCAATGATTCGTAGCCATTATCAAAAGCCACATCGGTGGCTGCGGACCCACCTTTTAGCTCCTGAAGTGCGATATTCACCCGCTGCATTCGTTGAAATGCCTGGAAGGTAATACCGTGGTTTTGTAGAAACCAGCGTCGTACCCGCTCGGGGCTGACATCGTGCTTACGTAGCGCAGTGTCGCTTATTCGTGTTTTAGGGTTAGCGCGCACGAGTTCAAGTGCTTGTTCGATAAAAAACGGAGCTGTGTGCGCATTTTCAGTGGGTCGGCACACTTTGCAGGGGCGAAAACCTGCATCTAGAGCAGATTTAAAATCTTTATAGAACTCGACATTCTCACGTTTTGGTTTCCTCGCCCGACATACCGAAATACAAAATACCCCCGTTGTTTTGACACCAACGAAAAACACCCCTGTATACTCCGAAGCGCGCTCAAGTAATGCCTGATACCAGACATTGCACTGGGCATTATCGAGAACTTTCATCAATGAAAACTCCTGCAAATGTTTGCTGCGACTGGATAAGTAGCATTAAATCTTTAAGTTTCGATTGAATGGCTGAATGAACGAAACTTCCCATAGAAATGCGACTTACACCCATTTTCCCCAGCCTTTCGAACGTGGGAAGATCTGGCATACACATGACATTTAATGGAATATTAAGCTCTTTGGAAAAGGTCTCAATATCTTTTTCTGACGTCAGACATGGGACAAAAAGCCCGTTTGCCCCCGATGCTTCATAAAGTCGGCCACGTAAAAGCGTTTCCTGTAAAGCATGTTCATGATTAAGCAGGTATGTATCAGTACGGATATTAAGAAATAGTTGATAACTCTCGTTGTTCAACGCATTGCGAATCTCTTTTAATTGACTGGAAAATGCAACCGCATCATCAAGTTGTCTGACACCGTTAACAATTCTGCTGTCCTCAAGATTTATACCAACAACTCCAAGCTGCGCGAGACGTTTAAGATTGGTCGTTATCTCATCAGTTGTGCCACCAAATCCCGCTTCTACATCAACACTTAATGGTAGGCTACTGACGGATTGGATACGTGTGACAATGTAGAGCAATTCATCAAAAGACATTGCTTCTCCATCTTCGTAACCTAACGTTGCGGCAATCGCTGCACTTGAAGTACCCATGGCCTGATAGCCCGACTGGTGCGCCATAATTGCACTAGCAGCATCCCAGACATTGGCGATGAGTAATGGTTTGTTTTGATGGTGAAGTTCCGTGAAGTTCATGATTATCTCCTTTAATAAAGTACAGGATGAATCTAGAACATCCGATGAAACACTCACAACCGAAAATTAGACGACCATTTTTTTAAACCGCTATAAGAACTGATCTGCTCGTTTTTGATTAACATAGCTGGTGCTAGAACGTCCTCTTCTGGCACAGGCTGTGTGAAAACGTTAGTGATTGCAGAAACGGTCAAGTGCAGAGGCAAAAAATGAGCGCCTACGTAAAATTTGACGTTGTTGACCAGTAGCTCGATTCCAGATTTTGCATAGCCACACGCACTTCAGTTTTTGGTTAGGGTTTTCACACCGCCTGGGCACAGAGCAGACAAAAAGCAAGGTCATAAGGTTCGCTATGAGCGAACAGCGGACGTTGGCCTTTCATATATGTACGATTTACTCGCTGGCCTGCTCTGACGTATATATCATAGATTCAGGGATTCATTAGTATGATCGGAGATTGCATATGTTGATATATAACGTTTTTGGGCGGCATATTGGCGTTCAACGTAAGAATGAACGATGGCTGGTATTTCGTGCTGACCTGACGGAGAGAAAGTTTTCTCGACTCTATGACATCGCTATACCAGACGATATGACGGAAGGCGAGATTGCCGGCTGGCTGGGTGACATTTTCCATGAAGCCGCAACCGAGCGTCATCCAAATGTGGAACGCATTGAATAAGGATTTGATGGATAGCATTACATTGAGTCCGTTCCTGGCACGGAGCGGACGTGTTAACGAAGCTGAAGGTCCGCTGTGAGCGAAAAGCGGAAGATCAGTGCTCGCTGAAGACATAAGCACTTTTGCATCCATAATGGTCATAAAATAATAAATATTATTTAGAGTGTATTGTTTTTAGTATGGGTCCATCTCTTTCATTAACGCCGTCTTGATATATTTTTACAGGAGGTCAACCCATGGCTATCTGCGAGCAACTCGTGTATTTCGTTGGGAGATAGCGAACTGGAAAGAAGTACGCTGACCCAGTGCTCTTTGTTCATGTGATAAGCGGGTAAGATGCCATCTTTTTTACGTAATGAGCCGATGTATTCCGGCCTGACTTTCACTTCGAGTATATCTAACTCATCATCCGTCTTTAGACCCAGCTTAGTACCAGGGACATTCATCACGATACCGAACCATTTCTTTCCATCGTGATGCCGAAGTACTGCATAGCTCGGCAGCTTGCTCCAGAGATATTCGGGCTCAGATTTAAAATGCTCCCGTGCGTAGCTGAATAATTCCTCTCTTTTCATGATTTTTCTCGCATCATTACTTAGTTTATATTTTTCTCTGGAAGTTATAATACCGCGTTCGTGCTTATATTAGTCAACCAATCCGATTCGTAGCTCATGTTCATATTCCCTTCACGAAGGGATTGTTTGTAGCGCGGATGTTAGCGTCAATCTCCCAATCTCGATAAAACGGCTCAGTTTCATGGTTTAGCAGTTCGATTACCAGGCTCATATTATCGCCTTTTTGATACAGGCGAGCCAGATGGCGTGCGCGGCTGTTTTGAAGACCCAACAAGACGCGCAATCGGCGATTTTCGATCATAAGCGGTTCAGTTGCGCGCCGAACATCACCCGACGCCTTAGCTTTTGCAAAAACAGCGTTCATGTACGTCATATAAACGGCGAAGGCGGTAACGAAGCCAATAATCCATAACATATATACTGCGATAAACATGCTTTTTCCTTAGTGGGTAAACATCAACATTGCAAAAATAACGTCTGGTCTCATCCTCACAGGCTGAAGGGCGAGGTTAATTTAGAATGCCAGTTCCTGGCACCGAGCTGACTGAGTCCAGAGTACAATGGGTACCAGAATAAGTATGAAAGAATACAAAAATCGTATAAAAAGCTATTCGTTACGAAATTTACCTATTATTCTGCTAAGAGTGGTTACTTAGTCACGTAGCTTACACAATTCAAAAAACCTCGCTTTTTGCGGGGTTTTGTCGTTTCTGAGGACTCACAATGTCGAAACTGTCCACTGATAGTTTGGTATTTCATCCAGCAGACGAGAAGCCAAAGCCTGATATGGACGGTAAAACAGTTTTACTGCTCAATCCCTGCGATGGTTACCATATTGGCTATGTGCGTGACTCCGATGGCTATGCCGGTATTTATACTTGGCTCATGAGTGAGCTGACTCCGCATGATTTCTATGTCGCATGGGTCTTGCTGCCTGACGACATCGATGTGAGTAATAAATTTGAAGATCAGCGAAAATCTCGCTTATACTAATTTCGAGATATGCTCAGGCTGACATCCAGGGTCATCTGTCCAAAAGAAACTGAGCATATTTCACTTGTACGCAGTGACAGCCGGGAAAGACCGGCAACTATTCAAGTTCTTGAGTTAATAGCTCGAGGGCTTTTTTACATGCGGGATTATCCCCTATGTAGAATTAGCCGAATGTGGTGAATACACGACATTTTACAAATGATTAAAAGGGCATAGAATGATTACTCCTCTAAATTGGAGGTTCTATGTTCAAGAAGATTTTAAACAGTAAGCTGGCGGGCTATATCGTAGGAATATTGATTGCGATTGGCCTTGGCGAAAGCTTCATCACTACTCGCGAAGAAGCTGAGAAATTTGCTAAATAATTCAGTAATCAAGTTTAAGGCTCACTTCGGTGGGCCTTTTCAGTTTTAGCTCGCTAGTCACCCAATCAACTCCACACACACTATTAACAGATGAGTGGCTGCACTGGTGGGCTAAATTCTTCAATTTATCAATGTCGGGCCTCCGCGCTAATACGTGGCCTTTTACTTATACCGCCCGGCGTTCGCTGAGCGAACAAAGGAGCACATATGGCAGAGCCTGTGACTACCACAACGGTGGCGGGCGGGGCGGTAACGGGTGTTGCAGTCATGACGTTTTTCGCTGGGTTACCGGCTGATGTCGTGTTGGGCGCTTTTGCAGGCGCGATCCTGTTTGTTGTTTCCGCCTCAGAGTATGGCATTCGTTCCCGCATAATCTTGGCGATCGGCAGCTTCACGGCAGGCCTGACGATGTACAAACCCGCAGCAGCTTGGATTGTTGATTTCCTTCCGGCTGGTTACGACCGGGGCGCGGATGCTGCGGGTGCATTACTGGCCGCTGGTTGTGTCATTCGCGTGCTGATGATGATCAACAGTGGTGGTGGATTCTTTAAAAAAAGAGGGGGCAGCGATGGTGACTCATGATCCTGAAACGCTAATCAATGCTGTCGTCTGTGCAGTGATTTTTATCCGTGTTTTCTCATTTCGCCGCAATGGCACCGAATACGTTCGCTGGGGCGCATATCTGGCGTGGGGGTTGATGTTTGCTACCGGTTCAGTAGCGATCCGTATCGCGCTTGGAGCTTATGAGGGAACTACGGATCCCGCTGAGCTATTTATCAACATCGTGCTCTGCCTGCTTGTGTTGAGGGCTAAGGGCAACGTAGTGCAGCTATTTAAGGTAAAGAGAGGTGGCAATGTCTAATTTCCGCTTTAGTAAGCGCAGTGAGAAAAACCTCGAAGGGGTAAATGCTGCCCTAGTAAAAGTGGTTCGCCGGGCCATTGAGATTACCACTGTTGATTTTACGGTGATTGAAGGGGTGCGCGCGGTAGAACGGCAAAAAGAGCTGGTGGCCACTGGTAAAAGCCAGACCATGAACAGCCGTCATATTTCCGGCAATGCGGTTGACCTGTTACCTACAGGGGCCGACTGGAATGATTATAAATGCTGGTTGCCGGTATTGGATGCCATGCACCGCGCAGGTAAAGAGTTAGGCGTTAAGCTGCGTTTTGGTATCAGTTGGACAGACAATCCGAATGACAAGCCAGCTAAGTTTCTGGACGCGCCTCATATCGAGATACCCGCATGAAAGAAACCCTATTGAGATTGATAGCCGTCGCACTGACGATTTCAGTTTTAGTCGGAGGCGGGTACTGGTGGGGTAGCGATAGTAAAGATTCGGAATGGTCTCTCAAGTGGACTAAGCGCGATAAATCAGACCTAACGGCAGAGCTAGCCGCCAGAAAGAGCGCCACTGAAAAAGAGGTCCAACTTCAGGCTGCCCAATCAGCAGGATTAAAGGCATATCAACAAGGGGTAGTAGATGCTGAGAACAAAGCAAAAGGCACTATTGCTGCTTACCGTGCTGGCAATATCAGGTTGCAAAAGCGCTTCGAGTGTCTCTCCGCCTCAGTTGGGGATTTGCCCGTTACTCCCGCCAGTGGACAGCTCACTGATGCAGCCAGAGACTGCGGATTTTCAGACGCAGATGTCGGGTTTCTTATTTCAATCGCTGAACGAGCCGACAAGCTAGTTGAGAAGGTCACCGCATTGCAGAAGGTTGTCACTGACGACCGGTTAATCATCAACAGCACCAAGCTTCAATAATGCATGCCTGAGTGGATAGCAAACATGAAAGTCCCCGTTCAGAAGTCAATCAACCCCACAATTTCCGCTGAATATGCTGAAGAAGCCTACAAGGAATACCGCGCACAGTTTGGCAGCAGCCAATCACTTGAGCGCCTGTACGAGCGAGGTGGATTCAGTTATGCAGAAATGGTGATGCTCTTATACAAGCGGATCAAACGCTTAGAGGGAAAAAGTAATGTATAACTTGCCAGGCGCAGGATCATTCATTGTTCTTGGTTGTATCTGTGCTGTTGTTGGCTGGGGAGTGATTGAGTTCATTCTGTGGTTACTAAGTTTCATTCACATCAGCATTGCTTAGGGTCATTCAGATAATAATCATATTAATAAATGGAAGTAACTAATGTTTAAGTTTGAACTAAATTAGCTCGTCGAAATATCTATTAGTGGTGAGACCGGTCATATCAAAGGTCGAGCTGAATATTCTAATCAGGGAATCCTCTACCAAATTCATTACAAAACAGTAGATGGACGAGCGGAGGAAAAGTGGTTCGATGAACAAGACTTATCAGCCATTGAAGATGATGCTCACCCTGGCTGCACAGTATATATTGCAAGAAAAGAAGATCTACCTGATGGCGCGATAATCGAAGAGTAAAAGCATTACAGGTGGCATTCATTGAGTGCCATCGATAATGTTTGTAGTAATATATTCTCGTTATTACTTAATTGACCAGAGGTTGCTATATGCAAGATATAATGCTTTTTGGTGAGGGGTGGAATGGGGAAGTGCGCAGTATTGAGCAGGGATTACGTAGGTTAAATTTAATTCCGCACCGAAAAGACCCACACTTACGTGAAGCCATCTTTGAGGTTATCGACTACTATTCCGATAATGGTGATATGTATCTTGTTGGTTATATTGGCAATGAACCATTAATGGAAGATATTGAAGAAGCAATTATGAGACAGAAGCCAAAACCAATATAAGCCCCGCATATACAGCTAATCACTTAACGAACAATAAGCCACTGACTTTATAAGCCGGTGGCTTTTCTATTTGGAATCAACCATGAAAGAGCCAAGGGTGACATTCATTGAGCGCCATTGATAATGACTACATAGGAGAAATGAAATGACAGAGTTAAACGTAGAAGTCGCTGCTATCACCCCTTCGCAGGCATTGAAGCTACGAGTATTAAAGCTGGTCACAAATGATACTGCTGCGGCTAAAGAGGCCATTGCATTCGTTGGTGATAGTGAGTTGAAGTATGAGATGTTCGCCCATCAGTTTGCAGCGGTTTATACAGAGCAGGGCGTTGTAGCGAAGACATCTAAGGCAATTCAGAACGCAGTAGAAGCACTGTCTCTATTCGAGTAATGGCTTGTTGGGTAAACATGATAACGCGTACCTGGAGCCACTAGCCTTATAAGCCGGTGGCTTTTCTATTTAGAGCCAATCATGTGGATCTGATTACGGAACCCTAAAGGTCAAAATATAAATAGAAATGACAATCAATATCATTTGTAAAGGTACTCCCGGAGGGGGTCCCTACCACGGGGCGGCGAACTCGCGGAAAACGGCTAGTTTTTGGATTTTGATCGCATCATCAGCAGGTGTCCTATCCATATGATTTTAAATTAAAATATTAAAATTGACCTGATGAAATTCAAAATCATATTCATCAGGTTATATGAGGTTAACTATTTGTTTTTAATTGATATATAAGAGGTTGAGCTGGTGGCGAGAGGTGGTGATGGGAAATATTGGCGACCTGGCTGATGCTTTTAATTGGAGTATATCCAAGATATCTGAGGCTTTTTCTGTGGATAGGGCAACGATTAGAAAGCGGCTTGTGGAGAATAATATTCAGGCCACAGGCACCTTCCGTGGCAATCCGACTTATGCCCTTAAAGATGTGGCCCCTGCATTATTCGCCGTTGTCCGTGAGGCGGGTGAAGATATCTCACATGATCCCTCGCACATGATCCCGAAAGAACGTAAGGATTGGTTTCAATCGGAAAACGAGCGCATCAAATTAGAAAAAGAACAACGCAGTTTAATTCCTGTTAATGAGGTCGTAGCCGTTTATTCAGCAATGACAAAATCGGTAGTGCAGGTTCTGGAGACAATTCCAGATATTCTGGAGCGCGACTGCGCTTTATCGCCTCAAGCAGTAACAGTTGTTCAGGCTGCAATAGATGATTTACGTACGACGCTATCTGAACGCTCTTATCAAGCTTGTGCGATTGATCTTATGAGCGATAAAGGGGAGGTGATTGTCGAGGAGGATTAATGGCTTATGCGTCAGCGGAAACTATAGGACGAGATATTTCATTAATCCTACGGCCGCCGCGCCGTATTAAAGTCTCAGCGGCGGTACATAAATACATGAGAGTACCAAAGGGGGCGGGTAATTCGGTTCCCTGGGACCCGAACGTTGCCCCTTATGTTCTTGAACCCATGGACATGCTTGCATCGCGTGAATATGACGCAGTAATTTTTGTCGGTCCAGCCCGAACAGGTAAAACAATTGGTTTGATTGATGGCTGGGCTGTCTACACCATTGTTTGTGATCCTTCCGACATGCTCATCGTTCAAATGACAGAAGATAAGGCAAGGGAGCACAGCAAGAAGCGTCTTGATCGTACTTTCCGAAGTAGCCCTGCAGTAGCAAAAAGGCTTAGTCCGCGCCGAAACGATAATAACGTTCACGATAAAATATTTCGTGATGGGTCATTCCTTAAAATAGGCTGGCCATCCATCAACGTAATGTCATCATCAGATTATAAGTTCGTGGCGCTGACGGATTATGACCGCTTCCCGGAAGATATTGACGGGGAGGGCGACGGGTTCACCCTGGCCTCAAAACGAACCACAACATTTATGTCATCAGGTATGACACTGGTTGAAAGCTCCCCTGGCCGCGCTATCACTGATGCCAAATGGCGGAGAAGCTCACCCCACGAAGCCCCGCCAACTACGGGCATTCTTTCACTGTATAACCGTGGCGACCGACGCCGCTGGTACTGGCCTTGCCCGCACTGCGGCGAGTATTTCCAGCCCTCAAAAGATGTTGTTCAGGGATATCAAAATATTGCAGACCCCGTGGAGGCCAGTGAATCCGCTTATATAGAGTGTCCGCACTGCCAGGGAAAAATAACGGCTAACCAAAAGCGGGACCTTAATCAGAAAGGTATCTGGTTGCGTGATGGCGAGAAAATAGATTGTCATGGAAATATCACTGGTCAGGCGCGCAGATCTCGCATCGCATCATTTTGGATGGAAGGACCCGCCGCTGCTTATCAGACGCTTTCTCAGTTGGTCTATAAGTTACTTTCCGCTCAGAAGGACTATGAAGCGAATCAGAGCGAAGAGACATTGAAAGCGGTCATTAACACTGACTGGGGATTGCCCTACACCCCTCAATCCAGCGTAGAGCAGCGACAATCTGAAACTCTGATGATTCGTGCGGAGGACGTAACGAAGCGTACTGTGCCGGACGGTGTGCATTTCCTTATAGCCACCGTTGATGTGCAGGGGGGGAAAAACCGGCGTTTCGTTGTTCAGGTTATTGGCTATGGTACCCACGGTGAACGGTGGATAGTTGACCGTTACAACATCAAGCAGTCGATGCGTGTCGGGCCTAATGGCGAAAGTCTGCCAATTGATCCCGCCGGTTATCTCGAAGATTGGGACCTGTTGCGTTCCGATGTACTGGATAAAGAATGGCCGCTGGATAGCAACCCCAACGTTTCATTGCCTGTACTTGCAATGGGAGTGGACTCCGGCGGCGAGGATGGCGTAACCGGGAACGCTTACGAGTTTTGGCGGCAATGCCGTCGCGATGGTGTACATAAGCGCGTCTTTCTCTTTAAGGGGGATAGCACGACGCGCAGCAAGCTGATCACCAAAACGCTTCCTGATAATACAGATCGCCCTAATCGTCGGGCTGAGGCCCGAGGGGATGTACCTCTTTATCTTTTGCAGACTAATCAACTGAAAGACCGGATCAGTAACGCGCTTCAGCGTGAAACTCCGGGGGCTAACTACGTGCATTTCCCGGCATGGCTGGGGGAATGGTTCTATGACGAATTGACCTACGAGGAACGAAGCCCTGACGGTAAATGGACAAAACCGGGTAAGGGCGCAAATGAGGCATTTGACCTTATGGTGTATGCCCATGCACTGGTAATACTGCGGGGTTACGAGAAAATCAACTGGGAAAAACCGCCTCCATGGGCACGACCTGTTGAAGCCAAATCACTGTTACCTCCCGCTGAAAGATCGACTTCCCCAACATCCCGTACCAAGTCAACAAAATCTAAAAAATCATCAGCCCAGCAAGAAGGGAATACCTCTGCATGGGCACCATCTACCTCAGGAGGCTGGGTGTGAATCAGGCAGAGATTGAAAACATGATCCAGCGTTATGCCGCAGCCGAAATGGCGGTGCTGGAAGGTAAGTCCATCACCTTTAACGGTCAGTCAATGGCGATGGAAAATTTGAGTGAGATTCGAAAGGGGCGAGACGTATGGGAGCGCCGCCTCGCTAATCTTCTGGCAACCCGGCGTGGACGTCCTATGTATAAAGTGGCGAGGTTTCCATAATGAGCATTTTTGATGATGCTATTGGTTTGCTCTCACCGGGCTGGAAAGCTGCCCGCTTAAAATCTCGCGTGGCTATACGTGCATATGAAGCGGTATTACCCACCCGGACCCATCGCGCTAAGCGTGAAAACCGTAACGCTAACCAGCTCAGTCAAGTAGCGGGCCGTTCTTTGAGGGAACAGGCTCGCTGGCTGGACAACAATCATGACCTAGTGATCGGGCTGCTGGATAAACTGGAAGAGCGCATCATTGGTGCTAAGGGCATCATCGTCGATCCACAGCCTATTCTTCGTACCGGGTTAGTGGCTGATGATCTGGCGAAACAAATCAGGGCAGCATGGGCGGAGTGGTCTGTTTCACCTGATGTGACCGGGCAGTTTACCCGGCCGGTACTCGAACGCCTCATGGCACGCACCTGGTTGCGCGACGGTGAAGTCTTTGGGCAATTTGTCAGTGGATCTGCTCAGGGGTTAGCGGCAACAGCCGACATTCCTTTTTGGATTGAGGCGCTTGAACCTGACTTTGTTCCGTTGGAGATGAACGACGATGGAAAAGGTATTTGTCAGGGTATTTACCTGAATGGCTGGGGACGCCCCACTAAATATGTTGTTTATAAATCCCTGGTCACGACAGGTATTGCGCTGGGTAACACGAAAGAAATCGTGGCTGATGACATGGTGCACCTGAAGTTTATGCGTCGTTTACATCAGGTTCGTGGAAACAGCTTATTGTCTGGCATCCTGATCCGGTTGAGTGCGCTCAAAGAGTACGAGGACTCTGAGTTAACTGCTGCACGTATAGCGGCTGCATTGGGTATGTACATTAAAAAAGGTGACGCTCAAACCTATGATGATTCATCTGCAGACAATAAGCGGGATTTGAACATTGAACCTGGCATTATCTTTGATGACCTGTTGCCAGGTGAAGAAATTGGCATGATCAAGTCAGACCGGCCCAATCCCAACCTTGAAAATTTCCGTAACGGTCAGCTAAGAGCGGTTGCCGCCGGAAGTCGTGGAAGCTATTCCAGTATATCCCGCAACTATGACGGTACATACAGTGCCCAGCGACAGGAGCTGGTGGAATCTTTCGAGGGCTACAGCATCTTGCAGGATACCTTTATTGCAGCGGTCACCCGTCCCATGTACCGCAACTGGCTGAAACAGGCTATTGCCGCTGGCATTATCACCGTCCCACCCGATGTTGACCAAAATACATTGCTGAATGCGGTATACAGCGGCCCCGTTATGCCGTGGATTGACCCGTTAAAAGAGGCAAATTCATGGCGCGTGTTGATTCGGGGTGGCGCGGCCACAGAAGCTGACTGGATCCGCGCTCGCGGTGCTAATCCGGGGGATGTAAAACGCCGTCGTAAGGCGGAAATTGACGAAAATACCGAGCTGGATCTTACCTTTGATACTGATCCGGCTAACGATAAAGGAGATGCCCGTGGGCAAGAGCAGCAGAAAGAAACTGATTAAGGCACCGCAGGCGTCTGGCGGAGATAAAAGCTGGTTCCGCATGAAAGCCAGTGGGGAAAAAAGCGCAGATATTTATATCTATGAGGAGATCGGTTACTGGGGTGTAACCGCCCGCCAGTTTGCCAGCAGCCTGAAAGCGTTGGGTGATATCGACCATATTAACCTGCGCATCCACTCTCCGGGCGGTGATGTGTTTGAAGGTATTGCCATTTACAACCTACTGAATACTCATCCCGCCAGTAAAACGGTTTATATCGACGGCCTTGCCGCCTCTATGGCCTCGGTGATTGCGATGGTCGGCAACCCCGTCATTATGCCGGAAAACGCGATGATGATGATCCACAAGCCTTGGGGCATTACCGGTGGTGATGCCAATGATATGCGCGACTATGCCGATCTGCTCGATAAGGTGGAGGGGGTTCTTATTCCCTCTTATGCCAAAAAGACCGGTAAAACCCCGGAAGAACTGGCTGTCATGCTCGGTGAAGAAACCTGGCTGACGGCACAGGAATGTGTTGAGCACGGTTTTGCCGATCAACTACTCCCGTCGATGCAGGCCATGGCCCGCATCAATTCAAAACGTATCGAGGAATTCGATTCTATGCCAGCCTCTCTGAAAAATATGATTATCAAACCCAAAGCGACCGCGATACAGCCTGTCGCACCCACTCCGCCGGCAGTACCTGCAGCATCTCTGGATGACAATGCCATTCGTGCTCAGGAGCGTGAGGCGCAAAAACAGCGGATCAACGGTATTAAAGATCTGTTTGCTATGTTCGGTGGGCGCTATCAGGAACTGCAATCCGCGTGTGTCGAAGATATTGATTGCACTCTGGAACAGTCCCGAGAAAAGTTGCTGGCATTGATGGGGAAAGATGCCACGCCATCGAATAAAACCCCACCTGCGGGTCAGCACATCTATGCCGGGAACGGTAACTTCACTGGCGATGGTATTCGTCAGGCGTTGATGGTACGTGCAGGCTATGAAGAACGCCAGAAAGACAACGCTTATAACAGCATGACGCTACGTGAATTGGCGCGTATGTCTCTGACCGAGCGGGGTATTGGTGTGGCCTCCTACAACCCTATGCAAATGGTGGGAATGGCCTTTACTCACAGCACCTCAGATTTCGGTAATATTCTGATCGACGTGAGTAATAAATCTATCCTGCAAGGCTGGGAAGAAGCGCCGGAAACGTTCGAAGAATGGACACGCAAAGGGCAACTGTCTGATTTTAAAACTGCACACCGTGTTGGTATGGGTGGTTTTCAATCGCTGCGCAAGGTTCGTGAGGGTGCGGAATATAAGTATGTGACCACCGGTGACAAACAGGCCACCATCGCGCTGGCGACTTACGGTGAATTATTCTCCATCACCCGTCAGGCTATTATTAATGATGACTTGAACATGCTGACCGATATTCCAATGAAGTTGGGGCGGGCAGCGAAAGCCACCATTGCGGATCTGGTTTACCTTATTCTGACGACCAATCCTAAGATGACAACCGATAACACCCCTCTGTTTGATAATAAGCATGGCAACCTTACGAGCGGCGGGATTGACGTGGCCAATCTTGATAAAGCCCGTCAAATGATGCGTACACAAAAAGAAGGCGATCGTCACCTGAATATTCGCCCGGCCTTTATTCTTGTTCCAACCAGCCTGGAATCTGCGACTAACCAGGTCATTCGCTCATCCAGTGTCAAGGGTGCAGACATTAATGCGGGTATCATCAACCCAGTTAAAGATTTTGCCACCGTCATTGCCGAGCCTCGTCTTGATGATGCCAGCGCCAAGGCTTGGTATCTCGCAGCGGCACAGGGAACAGATACGATTGAGGTTGCCTATCTGTCTGGAATGGATACGCCGTACATTGATCAGCAAGAAGGTTTCACCTCGGACGGCGTGACAACCAAAGTGCGTATTGATGCGGGTGTCGCTCCTGTTGATCATCGTGGCTTGGTGAAATCCAGCGGAGAGTAATCCCCGTACTTTACTTCCTCGGCCCTGACGGGCTTTTTTTATACCTGAAATTCGGCCCTTCGGGGCCGTGGAGATAACAACAATGGCTAAGAATTATGTTCAGGAAGGCATGACCATTTCGATCACTAATAGTGGTGATACAGCTATTTTAAGCGGTGATCCGGTGGTCGTTGGCGATTTAATCGCAGTGGCCATCACGGATATCCTCCCCAGTTCTGTCGCTGATGGTTTTGCTGCTGGGGTGTTTTTATTGCCCAAGCTGGAGACTGATGACATAGCCGTAGGCAAAAAAGTGGCACTAAAAGACGGCAAGATTCAGTTAAGTGCGACAGGTGCTGTCGCCGCAGGGCGGGCATGGGATGCCGCACCTGCTGGCAGTTCGTTTGTTGCGGTCAAAATCAATGGCTAACGTCTTTGACCGCCTAACATCCCGAATGGACCGGGTGACCGTGGCGCGAATGGGGGGGCCGGTACTGATTAACGATGTGGAATTTGTCTCCGTAGAAAGTCATCTAATTCCTGAAATGGGTCCCATGACTGGCGATGGCATTTCATTGGTTATTTTCTCCGCTGACTATGTGCCACATCGTAATGACCAGGTGGTTTTGGATGGTCAATCCTACATCGTTACCCGCCATCAGTCTTTTAATGGTAAACCCCAAATCTGGTTGGAGTAACGGGAGATGTCATGACAGTTCAAGGTTTGGATCAGTTGATCAGTAATCTTGCCGCGCTCAGTAAAACGGCGGTACCACGGGCTACCGCGCAAGCCGTGAACCGTGTTGCTGGGCGGGCAATAAGTCGCAGTAGTTCAAAAGTTTCCAAGGGTACCAAAGTGCCGTTAAAACTGGTTCGGGGGCGAGCTAAATTAAAAAAGGCCAGTCCGGGACGCCCAATAGCCACTATCCGCGTTAAACGGGGTGATTTACCCGTTATTAATCTTGGCCCAGTGCGTATGCAGTTATCGCGTCGTAAAGGGAGCAAGGGGGGCGCAGACAGTGTGCTGAAAGTGGGGCGTTTCACATTTCCAGGCGCATTTTTACAACAACTCAGTAATGGACGTTGGCAAGTAATGCGCAGAACGTCAAAAGCCCGTTACCCCATTGAAGTGATTAAGATCCCAATGGCAGCACCACTCACACAGGCATTTGATGATGAAACAAAAGCCCTTCTGATGAGTGATATGCCAAAAGAACTGGCGGCGGCATTGAGCAATCAATTACGACTGGTGATTAAACGATGAACAAACATACCGCAATACGTACAGCAGTACTTGATGCACTGAGAGCTTCCATTGATGATCCGAGTGTCACTTTCTTTGATGGCCGACCGGGATTCCTTGATGTAACAGATTTGCCAGCCGTCGCCGTTTATCTGACTGATTCAGAGTCTACGGGGGAGTATATCGACGGTGACCATTGGCGTTCAGTCTTGCATGTGGAGGTTTTTTTAAAAGCAAAAAGCCCCGACTCGGCACTGGATGAGTGGATGGAAAACAAAATTTATCCTGTCATGGGGGATATACCGCTGTTATATGAACAGGTAGAAAGCATCTCCCCGCTAGGCTATGACTACCGTCGTGATGATGAAGCAGTCACCTGGGGTTCATCGGACATCAGCTACTCTCTGTCGTACTTTAAATAATGCCTTTTCTAATAGCACATACCCGCCACTGAGCGGGTTTTTTTATGTCTGGAGCAAAATATGACCAGTAAGTATGAAAAAACACAAGGTACAGTTTTTAGCGTTTCTGCTGAAGTGGCGACTGAGGCCAATCCGTTAGATGCCGTATGGTTATCCGCATCTTGTTCTACGAAGGAACTTAACTTTACCGGTGGGCAGAAGGATGACATCGACGTCACCAGCCTTTGCTCTACTGAAAAAGAGATGGTGAACGGGCTGTCGTCACCGGCAGAAATGACCATTAACCGCAACTGGAGTGCCGAAGAAACGGCGCAGAGTTCACTGATGGCGGCGTATGAAGACGATACCCGTCGCGCTATCACGGTTGTTTTCCCGTCTGGCAATGGTTTTGCCTACCTTGCTGAAGTGCGGCAGAACAGTTGGAGTGCTGGCCTCTCAGGTGTGGTTTCGGCCTCTTATACACTTCGCATTATCGGTAAGCCGGTAAAAATCACGCCGGTTGTGCCGGAGTCCCGCGCTGCACTTGCAAAAAAAATTACCGTCTAAGAAAGGATCATTCTCATGGCTGTACTGAAAAAATCTCTCAGGGAACTGGCCACTGCGCCTTTATCGGGTTTTCGAACGAAAGTGATCACCGTTTCCGAATGGGAAGGGGCCACCGTTGTTTTGCGTGAGCCTTCACCTGCGGGCTGGGCGCGTTGGCGTGACGTTATGAAACCAGGGGAAGGGGATGGGGAGACTGAAGCCCCCGCACTGTCATTGTCAGAAGAAGCACAAAGGAACATTCGCGCGGATGTGGTGATGCTCATTGATGTGCTGCTGGATGAGGACCGCCAGCCTGTTTTCACGCAGGCAGATGCAGAAGCCATTGTTGAGTTTTATGGGCCGGTACATTCCCGACTGCTGCGACAGGCGCTGGATTTACAAACCACGGCGGCAGACGCTGAAAAAAAGTCCGAGAGCCAGAAACCCGATTCTTAATGACGCTTGCCCTGCGCCTGGGCCGCACCCTAGGCGAACTACGTGAAACGATCAGCATGACTGAATTGCGGATGTGGGTTGAGTATGACCGTCTCAGCCCAATTGGGGATGAGCGCGGTGATTATCATGCTGCACAGATCACTGCCGCGACCTATAACGCGCAGGGTGGCAAGAATCCGCTCAGTATCGCGGATGCTTTGCTGCGCTGGAATGAGCCAGCAGATGAGAGTGGAGAGTCTGGATCAGAACTTGAAGCATTCTTAGGGAAGTTGGCTGAGTAACTTACCCGCTTCGGCGGGTTTTTATCGGGGGAGCTATGACCGTACTGGGTGATCTGATCGTTAATTTGTCGGCTAACTCGAGTTCATTTCAATCTGAGATTGCCCGCGCCACTCGTTTAGGGAGTGATTACCATAGAACCATGGAGTCAGGTTCCCGGCGCAATAACGCGGCCATAAATGAGAGCCAGCAAGCGTTAAAAGCCTTAAACGGTCAATTAGAATCCACCCGCGCTATAGCCTCGCAGGCTACCGGTGTGCTGGCGGGGGTATTTACGATCGGGAGTTTGATAAAAACTGCTGATGAGTGGGGGCAACTTTCCTCACGCGTCAGGATGGCAACAGATTCACAATCGCAGTACATCGATGTTCAGCAGCGGTTAATGCAAATCAGTGACCGCACCTATAAATCAATTGATGAGCAGTCGGAATTGTTTATCCGCAGCGCCAATTCCATGAAGGAACTGGGATTCTCGACGGCCAGTACCATTGATTTTATTGATTCGATTTCCAGCTCATTAACTACCAATGCGGCGAGCACTGAAAAAGGCCAAAGCGCCATTAACGCACTGTCTAAATCGATGGTTATGGGCAAAGTGGCTGGAGATCAGTGGAATACCGTGATGGAGGTGATGCCGACCATTATTGGTGATATTGCCCGGTATTTAGGTACCACGGAGACGGAAGTTAAAAAACTGGCGGCCAGCGGCAAGTTATCGATGGATACCTTTGCAAAAGCCACTATTGCGGCGAAAGACCGCAACGCCGAACTGGCGGAAGCGATGCCGACGACGATCGGTGATGCCATCACCAAACTGTCAAACCACTGGAAAGCCTATATTGGCGATGCTAACGCAGCGCACGGTGTCACTCAAACCGTTTCTGGCTCGATCAGTTTTCTGGCTGATCACATTGATATGCTGGCTATTGCCGGTACAGCCCTGGCGGCGGGCGGTGCTGCAAAATACCTTACCTCAGTAGGGATCAGTGCTGGTGGTGCTGCGCGGGAGTTATTAAAGGCGCAGAAAGAACAAATTAGTCTGGCTGATGCACAGCTTAAAGCTGCACAAGCCGCGCAATATAAAACGACGCTGGAACGCCGTGCGGCGCAGGCGGCTTTAGATGTGGCGACCGATACCGACAAGCAGCGAGCCGCTACACTGGCGCTGGTACAGGCCAGAAAAGTCGAAGAAGCGGCGATAAATGGCGTTGCTGTGGCGCAAACCCGACTGAATGCCATCACCAGTGTGGCCGGACGTATAGGGGCTGGTTTGTTGTCTGCGGTCGGTGGGTTGCCCGGACTTGCCATGATGGCCGTGTCCGCCGCTGCCGGATTCCTGCTGTTACGTGATAACTCAAACGAAGCCTCAAAAAGCCTCGCGGATATGAGCTTGCCGGTTGATGAACTGACAAAAAAATTCAGGGAGCTGGGGGAGGTTCAGCGCCGATCATTTACCGACAGCCTGAGAAATGACATTGCCAACACGGATGCAGAGATCAGGAAATCTGTTGAAGCCATCAAAATTTATGCCACTCAGGCAATTCCCAAGGATTTGGTATCCAATGCGTTTGGTGGCACAGAGCTGGTTATCAATGCAGAAAATCAGCAAGCGTTAGATCGGTTTGTTGCAACACTGCGCGATGTTGACAGCAGCGCCGGCGGGATTAAAAACCTGCAAGGTTATATGCAGTCAAATTTCGATGCCTTTGCAAAAGCGACAAACATGTCGGACGAGCAGCGCCAAGGCTTGCAAGAACTGGCTACTGCCTATGTAGAGAGCAAGGGAAAGCTCGAGGGTTTCACTGAAAGGTTGCAGGCGATTATCGGCGTTACGAAAGAAGCGACAGCGGCTAATAATGGGCTGGCAGCCTCTTTAAATGTCGATTTTTCCAAGCAGTTAACCAGCGCAAAACTGGCGCTAGATGTATCAAAACTGGCAGCAACAGGGGCTAAAAATGAGGCTGAACTGTTGCGTGGGGCCTATGCTGCTGCGGGGGAACAAGCTGAGTTACTGGCACCACAAATACAGAAGATTGTTGCTTCTGGTGGGAAGGTTGATGTCTCTCCGGGGTTAGAAGGGGTGCGCGAATGGGTGCAACTTCAGTCTCAGATCATTGTAAATAATGATGCAGCCCAAAAGTTGACGGCATCCATTAAATCAGGGGCCAGCGAGGCAAAAAAACTCGGTGATGCCTATGACAAAGTACTGCAACAGCAAAACCAGCAAATTGCGATGCACGGGAAAGAGGGCGAACTGGCCAAGATCAGTTATGAGCTGGCGAACGGTGAACTGAGCGCACTCAGCGAGGCCCAAAAGCTCACACTGACCCGTAATGCTGCCGAGCAGGACCGGCTGGCAACACAGGTCAAACTGAAATCCATGTTGGAGCAATTACGCACCCCGGAAGAGCAGGTGCTGGAAACGACCCGCGCCCGCCTCAAGTTACTGAAAGAGGCCGCACCGGCGACGGAAGATTACCAAAAAGCGCTGGAGAAAATCTCAAAGGGCAGCGTAACGGAAGCCCCTAAGTATGCCGGTCTGGATGCCTCAGTGGGTGGTGCTGGCAGTGAACTGAGTCGGGTTGCCGATGCAGAAAAGGAGCTTAAAAAATGGTACGACAAGCAGATCGATATGCAAAAAGAACTGCTGTCTACCAAAGAGGGTAACGAACAAATCTATGCTGACCGTGTGGCTGAAATCAACCAGCAAAACAATGAGCGGCTGGCCGGTATTCAAACCGCTTATGCCTCAGCAACGCTGGGCGTGTTCTCATCAATGACAGGAAGTGCGGCTGATTTACTCGGTGATTTGGTCGGGAAAAGCTCAGCAGCCTACAAAGCGATGTTTGTTGCCAGCAAGGCCGCCTCCATTGCTCAGGCAGTGCTTAATACCGAAGAAGCCGCTACTAAAGCCATGGCGCAAGGCGGGATGATAATGGGTATTCCTATGTCGATGGCGATACGCGCAGTGGGTTACTCCTCTATCGGTTTGATGGCGGGCACCGCGTTAGCGGGCATGGCGCATGATGGTATTGATAACGTCCCGGCAACCGGCACCTGGTTACTTCAGAAAGGGGAGCGTGTCACAACCGCCGCAACCTCGGCAAAGCTCGACGCCACGCTGGGGGCTATTCAGGAGCAGCGTGAAACCACTGGTGGGGAATTTAACTATTCACCGACGATTCAAGTTAACGGCGACCCCGATCAGCGGACATTACAGATGCTGGAAAGTGCCGTTCAGCGAGGTGCGCAGCAAGGGTATGCCCTGATGGTTAATGATCTGGCTAAAGGGCAAGGCAAAGCGTCAAAAGCGATGGGGGCCGGATGGAACACCAAACGGAGGGCAAGATAGTGAGTGATATTAACTATCCGCATGCGTATTTGCCCCTGCCTTTAATGGAGGGTTATGGATTTAAAGCGGTCAGCCCCATTTTGCGCACTCAAATGACTTCTGGACGGGCAAGGCAGCGACGACTTTATACGTCCGTTCCCACTCAGGCATCCGTCAGTTGGATATTCAAAACAGATGCTGAATCTCAGTTATTTGAAGCGTGGTTTAGGGATACCATCAGTGATGGCGTGGCGTGGTTTTTTATGAAGTTGCAAACCCCTCTGGGGGTTGAAGCCTACAAATGCCGATTTATTGATATCTATGAAGGTCCGATTTTGGTAGCCCCTAAATACTGGCGGTTTTCTGCCACGCTGGAACTCTGGGAGCGCCCGTTATTACCTTCAGGGTTAGGTGAGTTCCCCGACTACATTATCAACAGCAGTATTATCGATCTTGCCTTAAATCAGGAGTGGCCAGAAGCATGACCATATTAAATCGACTGTATGCCTCCGGTGGGTCAGAAGTGATTATTCAGACACTTGAGATTGCGGTGGGTGACAAGACCTATTGGCTCACCAAGGGCTGGGAAGACATTACCGCCGTGCTGGAAAGTGGCGAATCAGCGACCTTCACCGCGTGTGGCATTGATATCGCCCTTCCCGCAAGAAACAGTGATGGTACGCAGGATCTGCAATTTGCTATCAGTAATATTGATGGCATTGTCTCCACGGCCATTAGAGGGGCGCTCGATTACCTCAGTACCGCCTTACTGACGTACCGATACTATGTTTCTACCGACTTATCCGCACCTGCAGCAAAGCCCTATACGCTGATAGTGAAATCAGGGTACTGGACAGCTACCGAGGTTCAGATCACGGCGGGCTACATGAACGTGCTCGATACTGCGTGGCCCCGCTACCGTTATACATTGCCGAACTACCCCGGATTGCGCTACCTGTCCTGAGGAAAACCCTATGTTCAACACAGACAAATACCGTTCAGTCACCTGGCTGAAGGGTGGAAGAGTGTACCCGCAACTTGACTGTTTCGGCATTGTGAATGAAATCCGATGCGATCTCGGGCTGCATGAATGGCCCGAGTTTTCAGGTGTCACTAAAGACGATGGCGGACTGAACAGAGAAGCGCGGAATCTGATGATTGATCTGCAACGGTGTGAGCCTTGTGCGGGTGCTGGGGTTGCCTGCTATTCGGGGAGTACGGTGACACATGTTGGCATTGTGGTCAGCCTGTCCGGTGAATTGTACGTTGCCGAGTGCAACCCTAAAAGTAATGTGACGTTCCTGCCGTTGGCGCGGTTCTGCCGTCGCTTTGTCAAAGTGGAGTTCTGGCAATGACCATCAGAATTTATCCCTCACGTCTACCAGGTGAGCCGCTGGAGACTCACGAACACAAACCCATGTCATTGCATCAATGGTTCAGTGTCAACGTAACGAACTACCAACATGATATGTGTCAGCCGGTTGCGGTTGAAGTCAACGGAAAACCGATATCGGTATCAGCGTGGCCACTTTGCTTTATCAGCCCGGAAAGTGACGTTCGGGTGTATCCGGTCCCTTACGGTACAGGTGCAGAATTTGCGTTATGGGCGGCAGTGGCGCTAGCGGTTGCATCGGCAGCTTATTCCATCTACATGATGAGCACGCTGGACACGCCGGGTAATGCTACAGGTTCCACGGGCGATCAGCTCAACTTGTCCCCCGCAAAAGCCAATAACGTGAAACTGGGCGACCCGATCCGTGAGGTGTTTGGTAAATACCGCGTGTATCCAGATTATATCGTGCAACCCACCTCGCGATTCGATTCCAATAACCCCGAGATCTACCGTACAGAGATGATGCTGTGTGTGGGTGTGGGCCATTATTCCATTCCCCAATCTACAATGCGGATTGGCTCTACACCGGTAGTCAGTTTTGGCGACGATGTGAGCTATACCCTTTACAGTCCAGGTGCCACCGTATCGAGTGACCCCCGGTCGCAAAACTGGTGGGCATCGACTGAGGTGGGGGGCACGTCCAGTGGTAGTGGACTGGATATGAATTCCACCGCGCCGGGCAGTATTTACGTTAATGCAGATGCCATCCTCTTTGCCGGTAACACTATCACCCTGATTGGTGTGAGTAATGAAAACGGTAGCGAGGACGCGGATGATCCTAGTGTGCCAGTCTCATGGATTGAGGGAACCGTTATCACGGTGATCGCCCCTGACAGCTACGCTGTCGGCAAAGTGGGTGGGTACAGTGTTATTTATGGCAACTTCACTGAGTTGGGTCCTGTAGTGGGTGATCCGGTTACGCTGACCTTCAACGATACCCGCTACAATCTGTTTATTGCTTCTTACACACCCGCAGTTGATCCGTTGCCTGGTGTCGGGGGCAATGCAGCCAGCATTACCGCCAGTGCAGCCCCTGCAACTTACGATTTCAGCGGATCCAGCTATACGTTCAGCATCACATGGAAAGGGAAAACGTATCCGGTCAGCCTTATCGCTAACTACATCAACATGGTCGGCCTGCTGGGTGCCATTACCAATGCTTTAACAGGTTCAGGCTGTGTCGCCGTAGAGCGTGAGGGCAGGGTTGTTATTCAGGAATCATCCAGTCCCTTTTCGGGTGGAAGCATTACGCATTCATTGCTGCCAGCACCGGTATTTGGCGATAGTCCGGTCAATGTGTCCGGTGTTGCGTCGAGCGGCGGCTCTGCGGGCGTAGATGCGCATATTACGTTGGCCTATAGTTCTGCAACAGGCACCGCATTCAGTGGTATCCCTGCTGGGATGCCGCGACTGTCGCTGATGTATGGGGTGGGGCAGTTCATCATTACCGGTGTTGATGACACAACAATCACTGTTAACCGGCTGAAAGTATCTGGCAGCGCAGATAGCAACTGGGCGGGATTTAATAGCCGAACGCTCCTTGATGCGTCGGTATCCGGTGAGAATGACGCTGAAAACTGGCTGGGGCCATTTCTGGCTTGCCCTGACGGGGAGAAAACAACGGTTATTGAGAATAACTTCTTGTTCCCTAATGGGCATATACAGTACAAGGCCAGCGGTGATTCCCAGCCACATACCGTCAGCATGGTGGTTCAATATCGCAATGTGGCAAGTGGCGGGGCGTGGTCGCAAGTCAGGTATGGCTTCACTAATCAAACGGTGAACGGCCATGGTTACACTCGACGTATCAGTGGACTGGCACCAGCCCAGTACGAGGTGAGAGTCCGGCGAACCACTAAAATAGGCGGATCACGAACTGTCAATAATGTGTACTGGCAGGCGCTGCGGTCGAGGCTGAGCAAATCTCCATCACGATATGCCAACGTGACGACACTAGCGCTGACTATTCGCACCGGTAACCGGCTGGCATCACAGTCAGATCGGCGGGTTAATATGGTAGCGACCCGGATGTATGACGGGTATGCCTCGCGCTCAATGAGCGGTGCAGTGATGCACGTTCTGACCAGTTTGGGCATGACAATGGAGCAGATAGATGTGGATGCCATCCATGCTCTGGAAAACAACTACTGGACACCTCGAGGGGAGACATTCGATTTCGCTACCAGCGATGACAGTACGTCTGCGCTGGATATTCTGCAAAAGATCACTAATGCGGGCATGAGTTATTTTCTGCTGTCTGAAGGATTGGCTTCCGTTGGCAGGGAGGGCGTGAAGAACTGGACCGGCATTATCAGCCCACAGGAAACTACAGAGCCGCTCCGTGTGGCCTTTTCGGCCCCGTCACGGGATGACTTTGATGGTGTGGATGTGACCTACGTCAACGGCACAAGCTGGACCGAAGAAACGGTACAATGCCGAACCCCTGACAACCCCACGCCGACTAAGATTGAGAGTTTTACACTGGATGGGGTTATCAGCGAAGACAGAGCTTATCGAATTGGCATGCGCCGACTGATGAAGTATCGACAGCAACGGCAGACATTCTCAACAAGTACTGAAATGGATGCGCTTTGCTACAACTACGGTGACCGCCTGGTGTTGACCGATGATACGCCTGGCAGCAAAACAATAAGTTGTCTCATCACTCACGCCTCGACTGATGGCGAGCAGATAACACTGAGTGTCAATGAGCCTCTCGACTGGAGCTTCACTCATCCACGTTGCTTAATTCGGCTTCAAAATGGATCAGCAACGGCATTACTCATCCCCTCGCGGATTGATGACTATACGCTTTCGTTACCCGAAAACAGTGAGATTTCGCCCGACGAATGGATTATGAACGACCCGAGCATCGAACCGCCACGGCTGATTTTTTGCTCATCAGAACGCGTGGGATACGATGCCATCGTTGCAGAAATATCACCGGGTAGCGATGGGACGTGCGAGGTGACAGCGAAAGAATACCGTTCAACTTTCTACGATTACGATGATGCCCATTACCCCGGCGACGTCGCCTAAATTTAACCCGCTTCGGCGGGTTTTTTCATTTCTGAGGCCCAAATGACCACATACAATACCGGTAACCCGCTGGGGTCTGCTGCTGCAAAAGATTTGTTCGATAATGCGCAGAATATGGATTTTGCTTTAAACGATATTACTCAGGCCATCTGGACTGACCGACGCGGGAAGAAAAGAAAGACATGGTATGGCTTCGAGCTGGAATCTACGGCTGCAATCAGTCAGTTTAAAAGTGATGCGCATGATGCGGTCGTTTCATTCGGACTTATTCCGTTAAAGTCTTTTCAGGCTGGAGCACCGTTGCCCGGTAATAAGCTCACTTTGGCAAATCAGGCGCTTCAGAATGAAACAGACGGGGAATATTACCGCTGGGATGGCGTACTCCCCAAGGCGGTGCCTCCAGGGTCAACACCTGAAAGTACAGGGGGCGTGGGAATTAATGCGTGGATTAGCGTAGGAGATGCTGCTCTTCGCTCAAATTTACGAAGCAATGCAGTTGGTATGGGGGCGGCGCTAGTTGGGACGGAGAACGGAGATACTGTTCAGCAGTCTTTGAGAAAATTAAATGAAAAATACGCAACAATAAAGAGAGATGATGGCTTTTATCTTTCAACTTTTACTGGTGCAAAAACTTTTAATATCCCCAGCGATTATCCTAACATGCAAGCTGCTGTTGACGATTTACATATACAAACAACTACACAAGGTAAATACATAATATTAAACCTTGAAGCAAACTATAAAGAAAAATATGGACTTAAAGTTCAACATGGTGATTTTTCAAGATTCTATATTAAATCCGCTACAGGGATAGTACAGGTTGCAGATGATTTTATAGGCGTAGTGGGCCTTGATGGCGGGACAACCATTACGTCAGGTACCGTCATCATGGCATATCATGCTCGCGGTCCTGTGTTGGGTTGTATTTTCGACGGACGACAAATCGCCCGGACTTTATACTTTGCTCTTGGTGGTTCATATGGATGGTCTGATAGATCGAGGAGTCCCACAGAGGAACTGCCAAATCAAATAAAAATATCAGGAGGGACAAACTTTAGGCATGCGACATTTGAGGCTCAAGAGGGTAGCGTTATTGTTTGCGAAAATGTAGTTGCCACAGGATGTCTTCTGAATAGCATATATTGCGAGCGGAACAGCACCATTCACGCCGAGTTTTCAGATGCATCTGGCAGTGGGCAGGCTGGGGTTATAGCAACTAGAGGATCAAGAGTTAACGCAGATACGATGAATGTTAGTAACTGTAAAATAGGGGTGTGGGCATCTAGAGGTGCAGTGATTTCAGCTTCGGATACAAAGGCAGATAACTGCTCAATTTATGGTTTCTATGCTGATATGGCTGCCACTATAAACGCGCACAACTCATCTGCATTAAATGCAGGAACAGGGATGCCATCTGACGTGGGAAATTTTGTAAATCCGGGGGCGTCATATCACGCTTACCGTGGTTCAAAGATTAATGCTACAACAGGTAAAGCGACAGGCAGCTTATATGGGGTGTCTGCAATTATTGATTCTGATGTTGCGGCATTTGGATTAGTTGCTAATCAGACAAAAATCATTGGTGTTACAGCAAGATACTCATCGAGAGTGTCAGTAGATAACTGCACAATGACAGGGATCATCGGTAAAGGAATACTGGCAGCAGACGGCGCAACCATCTCTGCTAATAGTGGAAATATTCAGGGAGGAATAACGGTAGCAGGAGCCAGCACTGGGGGCGAGGTTGTCGTGTCTCTCGGACAAGTTAAAGGTGGTGTTACAGGGTGTTATGCCGATACGGGCGGTAAGATAACAGCAACCGGAGCCACAGTAACTGGAAACTCATCTGTTGATATTAGAATTAATACGGGCGGTATCATTGTAGCCAATGGGGCTACGTATGGAACAGCTAACACAACAACTAATACTTTAACTACTTTTGGAATTATATTTTCCTAGTGTGGGATATCTAATTTAGGCGGGAAATGTGAAGATAACCGCCTAAATATTTAATATTTGTCGGCGGGTAGACTTGGCATAGGAATAAGTTCTCTCTGCCATGTAACGCCTTCCTTTAGTATTTTTGCAGGAATTCCAGCTGCAATGCAGTTAGGCTTTATTGGCTTGGTAACAACTGATTTTGCACCAACAATACTATTGTGCCCAACTGTCACGCCTTTGTTTATTGTTACTCCCTCACCTAACCAAACTGAATCTTCAACAACAATGTCTTTTGCAGGATTAATTCTATCGCCAGTTTCCAAGCTGATGATTGAATGCCAGTCTGTAGTTGAAAGTGATACATCTGAAATTAAGCAGTTTTTACCGATTGTAATTGACGCACCCTCCATAGCAGTCATCAACAGATGTCTATTGATGGCAGTTTTATCACCTATGGAAATAGTTGATCCAGAACCAACAAAGTATCTACCACGAATATATGAGAATTTACCGGCTGAGAAAATCGCATCACCTTGCTCAATATTTATTGAGAAATTGTTAAAGACACAACCTTCTTCAAAAATTAACTTTGAATTTTTACCCTTACCATAAGTTAAGGTAAATACTCCTGAAATTCTTGCGGGCCTTCCTACCACTTCATTTCCTGCAGCTACAAAATCTGCTAGCTGTTTTTCAAACACATCGTTCATCAAAAAACCTCAGAAGCTTGAAATCATAAATGATGGGTGATTATAGACGCGTTGTTTCTTTGCGTCGATTTCCTATTGAGTATTTTAGAAATATACTCTGCCACCTTCCCATTTCAGTAGTATCGTCGTAATTGCCCGGTCTATTCTTGCCTATAACGAGTGAAAACACTTTCAATTGTGCTACGTCGATTGTAATTCATAGACGGTGCTCATGGGTTCACCAGAAGATCGACAGTATACGGAGACGTGCAGAGTAGTTGACTTTTTTTTGCCTACATACTTCGCCTTGGGTACTTTTTCATTAAAATTAAGTTAGAGTATTATGCTTTATTATTGGTTTTTTCTGTTTTTTTTGAATTAAAAACCATTAAAATTTAAATAAACGATATGAAAATCTATATTTTTGGCTAAAAAATGCTCAAATATATTTTTTTTATAATATTGTTATCATTATGACATTCTGATTTTGAGTTAGCGTGCCTATCTGGTTTACATTTGCATATAACTGATTTTCATTACGGGGGGATTTAGCTACCCGTCATTATTGACTTTTAAAATTTCCCCTGGAGCGGAAGAATATAGAATGAAGAGTCTAAAGCTACTTACTCTTATGATGATGTTAATAGGGCATTCTGCTTTAGCGGACACAATTACCATTGGTAAAGGCAGTGGCATCGTGTGGGAGGGGATGCCATTTAGCGCCACCAATAGAGTCCCCACCACCACGTCCAGTTTCCCCAACCCAGATTTATATGCCTACGATAGTATATATATTAACCCCACGAGTTTATCGGTAAGTTCGTGTGTGTCGGACAGTTCGCTGACGACCATTGCTGGGTATAAAGTGTTCAAGATAGCCCCGGGGCTTGGGATAATTCCCCGGGCAACCGTCACGGCCGATTATGTGCTGGCGAACAACACGCCAGAGACGCTCAGTGGGACTATTGGGTTGCCGAGTACACAAGCCACGACGTCAAGTGGTGCGGTGATAACGAATCCACTTATGGGCCTCGCCTGGTGTTTAGCCCCCAGAATGTCCAACATCAGTAATTTCTATAAGGCCAGCACGTATATCAATGCGACAACGACAGGAACATGGGTGATTGTGGCTGACGGCACGCAAACTAGCCAGAGTAATATTTTATTATCTAATGTGAACTTCACCACGGTAGGGAATGGTTATAGGGATTTTAAAGCTATCTTTTCAAAGAGCACGACAATACGAGTTTCGACACTGGAGTGTATAGTCAGTACCCCCACTCAGATTGATTTTGGCACGGTCGCTATTAATCTCCAGAGCGGTGCTGAACTCAGTACCCGGACCAATTCATTGATAGCCCAGTGCACGCAAGACAGCTCGGCGGGTATTACGGCCAATATCAACGTGCAGTTCCGGGCACTCACTGGCCTGTACGGAGGTACGCCAAGCCGCCTGGCGCTCAGTCAGGGCGGTGGCTATATTACCGGCGAGATTAATAATGGTGTCACCGGCAGTGGTAGTTGCAGTGCAACCACCGGGCTGCCCTTTGATAACACCCAGCTAAAAGTGGGTAACATCACCAGTACACAAGCAAGCCAGACCACCAGTAATCAGGTAACGTGGCGTTTATGCTCGGGGGGCAGTTCGCTTCCGACTGGGTCAGTAGATGCTGCTGCAGAAATGTTGGTGACGTTTAACTGAGTGTAATATGGAAGGTCGGTTTACTTACTCAATATGAATAAATGCACTCAGTGGAGCGGCTGGTTTTATTAAGCTAACTCGGCCTGATACCTGATGTAATCCCCCAAAGTATAAAATACAAAACCGGGCTTAATGGCCCGGCCTGTTCTTTTCCGCTATTGAGTGAAAACGATGATAGTTGTGCTAAATTTGGTGAAATTGAGATAGGAGCGGCTATGAGCACAAAAGATTCAGACGCGCTATATAACGAAATGTGCCGAGTAGTGGGGAAGGTGGTGCTTGAGATGCGTGATCTTGGTCAGGAGCCAAAGCATGCTGTTATTGTGGGAGTGTTGAGGACATCATTAGCTAATAAAAAGATAAAGCGTTCAGAGACTACAGAAGAGGCGATGAGGGCTGTGGTGGAAGCGCTGGCTAGGAAGTAATAAAACCCGGCTGCGGGGCCGGGTTAGGGGGGCGAAGTATTAATTGAATGATTTCACAAAATAGTTTTTTCTGTGTAACCCAAGGTTATCATTATTAATATCAGTAACTTCAACAACAAGAGATAACTTCTTACCAACCTTGTGTTTTTTCTGTATATTTTCCAGCATATCTACAGGGAATGATGCTCGTATCTTTTCACCATCTACTTCAATTTCAAGCTTGCCATATTTTGATAGTGAAGCTAGCTCACCAACAATAGTTTCTATGACCGGAGAGGAAATAGTTGTGGCAGCTAGGCGGTCACTTAGCATTTTTATCTTTGTGGAATTAACAGAAACCTTACGATTTCCATCACTAAATGGGCCAATCCATGATAAATCAAAATCAATATGATTTTTATCGCACTCTTCTACGATTTTTTTCAAACTTTGGGCCGAGTTGAATCCAATTTCTGCGACCTGATTCATCATTGTAGTAGCGTCAACTGCATCCAGTAAGTTAATGATTTCTTTAATTGCTTTACTAGATACGGTTTCAACTAGTTCACATTGCCCCGTTGAAAATGTAAGTCCAAGCCTAGTGGATCCAGGAGAAAGCTCAGCAAGTCGCATATTTAATGAGCTTTTTATACTATAAGGAACTTTATGTGAATCCCTGCCTGAAGATAGTTTGTGCGTTGCTCGCTGAACCATTGCAGCTAAATTGCTAGTGATTATGCCCATAATTTCAAGTGGCACAGTTCCTAGGTCAACGATTGAACCTTTTAATCGCAATTCCATGAAATCAAGTAGTGGATGACGAATGTCCAACGCGCGTTGCTCTGCTTGGAGGTCGCTCATATAAGCATCCATGTTATTTAACATGATGCGATCTGCAAATGTCATATCCTTGGCAGATGATATCGAGTCGAGTTTATTTTGAACGAACTTAATACGTTTCTTTAGTGAAATCATATCTTTATTATCGTTCATAGTGACAACCTCGCCACCCCTTTAGGGGTATCCTCTCTATCATGGCAAAACACACCACGCCAATGCATTCTATCTTCATCATAATCACTTCGTGGGCAATTTTTATACAACAAAAGAAGGTCAATATGATAGTTATTCTTAATGTACTTCCTGTTGAGTATGCACTCTATTTGCGGATGGAACATTACTGGAATAAGATTCAGTTGGTCGAAATCAATAACTAACAATATATCAATATCGTCAGGCTCGGGCTTTTCCGTTGTGAATGAACCATCTACCCATAGCTCTAAAAAACATTTAAATTGCTGGTTTAAACTCCTAACATCACTCATGAGCTGTATGTAATTACAGTATAGCATACTCCTTCTGGCGGATTTCGGGAATGCATCAACACATAGCGTCTTGATTTCAGCATCATTCAAATCATGAAATCCGGGAGGAAGGAGGGGAGGGAAGCAAAGCTTTTCCATCCTAAATCCTTATTTTTATGCTAGGAAATTATAAATTAACATTTTCGCGTCGATGTAAATCTAACAAAATCACCCACCCCTCTATGGGCTAGCTGAGGTAGTAAGTCATATCACCAATTTTTATCCCATTGCCCAGTAAGGCTATGGTGATAGCTACTACTGCGGAAATAGTTATAACAGTAGCCAAGACTAAGATTCCAGGAACTACATACTCTTTCATCTATCTTCCTTGCCTATCTACAGGCTAGTCGTTAGCTACCTAGTCAACAAATCAAACACCAGAAAGCCAAACGACACAACTGCAACAATGATGGCAGCAGCCGATAAGGTACTATTAATTTTCATATTGCCCCATAGGTTGACTGACCCCTTTTAGTGCCACGGAGCTTTAATTTCCCTTAAGCATCATAGATCAAATAAGTTGTAGCACAAATACTGGGGATATATCAGGGAGATAATGGCCGGTAGGTCACCAGCCTGGCGGGAGTAGTTTAAGGCTGAAACCAATCATCAGCACTTTCCCACGTATCCTTCAAAATCTCTTCGACTGTACCCTCATCCTCGCTGGCCCCACCCAGTACTGTTAACCCATCGGCACCTGCAAACCTGACTTTCACGTCAACATCGCTAAATTTACGACTGAGACGATTCGTTAGCTCTTCAGTAAGTGCGTTGGTGTAGCCAGCCGGAAAACTCTTCGCGTTCAGCTTATCTATCGTTACTTCGACACGCAGCATAAATCCCTCTCAAGATTTAACTTTTATTTAACTGTGTTTGCATGGGTCTTCCCCGATCATAGTGGGTTCACGGATATGTTTTGATCGACCCTGTCTTTTTCAGTTAAGTTATTAGTCCAACTTTTGCTGGAGAAGAATAATGATCGTAAGGACATGGCATGGATGTGTACCGCTTGAACATGCTGAGGATTTCGCTGCACATCTTGATTTAACTGGTGTGAGACATTCTCAGGGGATCGAGGGTAACAAAGGTGCTTTTGTAAAAAGAGTTACCCAAGGAAGCTGGGAACATTTTTTCCTTGCAACATATTGGGAAGATATTGAGGCGGTTAAAGCTTTTGCGGGTAACGACTACCATGTAGCTGTCACCTACCGCGACGATGATAAATTTTGCTTATTGTCGGATCCATATGTTTTTCAGCATGAAGTAGAAGTTATTCATCCACTTTGAGTAAATTAATAAGCAGCCTAGTTTTGGTTGCTTATTCCGCTCGTTCAATACCTCATATCCAACTTTCCATAGTGGAACAGCACTCCCAGTTTGAACCGTTTTTTATTCCTGAAGCCTCTTGATTTGATCCTGATTAGCCGTATTTTACTGTTTAGAGACTCCGCATTGCCGTTCGATACTCGGTTTTTCATTGCATTCAGGATGTCGTAAAGGCGCTTTGCCACCACAACAGGGGAAGACCCGTTTGTATATAGCAATAAATTTCATGGTTGCTGAACCGACTTCCTTGATAGATGAACCTACCGTGGGTCGGTTCAATTTAAAATTAATTTATGTTATATATCAAATAAATAAGTCCGTGAACCGACTGAACCTACCGAACCGACCACTTTCTGGTTATATATAGAGAAATTTTATTTGCGATTATGAATCCATAATCAACTGTTAAATTGGTGGTCAAATAACAACCATTAAAATGAAGTGCGATGATATGAAATCATTCTGATAGCAAATACCGTCTTTCACGATTCTTGGTAATTTATTTGTACAGGTTTGGGGAAGGAAAATTATTTGGGGGTATCATTGGGGGTATCTCGAAAATCGAACTTGGTAAATGTATTTATTTAACAGTATGTTATGCGTTTAATCCCACTCCTGTAGGGCCTATATTTACCCCCTAATTATCAGCAACCTTTTTTAAAAGTGCCAGATTAGTGACATTAATCCCCATTACCTCGTCAATTTTACGCGCATGCTCAGTTACCCAGCGAAACTATCTGTTACTCCTTCAGCTTTACCGATCCGTACGGTATCACCATGACCGGTTGCGCGACAGAATCTGTTAAAGGGGGGCAAATAACCGTGAAATCCGCTGCAAACCCAAGCTTTACTAGGACTTTGACAGTTAATGGATATTTGCCTATTGGACAGGAAAACTCTGTTGCCGCGACTGCAATTTATAGAGTAGATAGCGACAACGTTGGGACGCTAAGAGTTACATTTATTGGTGGCGACTTATCCCGCGACTCGACAAAAGCTAATAATACTGTCCCCATTGTTTCTGGTACTAACGCAAAAGTAGTAATTATCAATGCCGGAGGAGAGGACTGGACTACAACCAGCAGCGGTGTTTTTACTCGTTTAGCTTGAGTAAGGCCCGAAAGGGCCTTTTTTATTTGCAATCTCTGTCCGTGAAAGAGACTACAAGATCTCCTTTGTTAAAATATGTTTTGTATAAACCAGCATCTGTGACTAACTGCATATTACATATCGTCGAAATTATTTCATTTTGACGTGGAGGGGATGGCTGATCTTTACCAGAATATATTTCAGTCATTTTCACAATTCCCCACGCGAGTGGGCCATCAAAATAAGATGGAATAATTTGCTTCAATAGTGGGAATTTTTGTATAGCTTTATCAGCTGCCGCTGAGTAAGGAGAGTTTCCGTCTATAGTTATTGTTTTTACTTCTTTGTTACCAACTTTATTGATGTCATTCGTTATACCGTTGATAATTCTATCTGTGAGCCTATCTTGTGATTTCATTGCATTTGAAAATGTAGCCATATATGAGAAAGAAATAACAATAATAATACAGTAAATGGAATTAAGTTTACTTTGATGCCTTTTTGAAATGAATGATATTAAAGCAAACATTAAAGAAATAGCAAAACCAAACCCTATAAAGACTCGAGGGCCGGTAGGCATTCCCTTTAGGGCTAACCCCGGCCCAGGGATGCACAGCATCATTACTCCAATGCTTAAGATGATAAGCATTAATTTCACGGCTTTATTTGCCAGATTACCCTCTGACTTGTACACCTTTATGATAAGAACCATAAGCCCGAAAAGTGAAAGTAAAAATACAAACAGAAACACTTTTGCAATAAAACCTGCAAAGAAAGATCGTAATATATTTACTGTAACTAAAATATTGCCTTTTAACTCATCCACGTTGCCAATAATTTGGTTGTATCCGTTAGCATAATCACTGGTTACAAATATCGGAATGATTATTTTCAAATAGAATAGATATCCCACAGCCATTCCAGCAGTAGCAACAATAGATTCTAAAATGGTTTTGTAAGAATCCTCTTCTTTTTTGATGGAGAAAATAACATGAAAACATACTACTGCAACAAAAACGCTGAGTGATGCTTGATACAAACATAGAGAAGAAAATACACAAATGGCAGAATATGCAAATAACTTTATCTTTCCAGACTTCATAAAGAATAGAGGAATAGCACTAATTGCCACAGACAGCGACATGGAAAGCGAATCGAAACGAAACGCGAAGTTCTGGATGAAAAATGGGCTAAGAAATATTGGTGTAAAAACAAGCCATCCATATCTATGATCAGGATTAAGATATCTGTGCATTAAATAGCATAAGCTTGTCATTATCAGCATAGATATAATTTGAGGGAAAGGCGATATATCAGTGGCAGGAGCACCTAGATCTAATGTCTTAAATATAAAATCAGAAAGCGGCCTGCCATCAATTCCCCATGAGAAATATCCATAAACAGACCTTCCAATATCATCATAATATGAGCTGTTAGTAAGCAGTATTGGAAGGATGTAAATAATGCCAATTACCCATAGAGGTATCATTGGTTTATAATTAATTTTACTTAACACTTTTTGTCCCTTTCAATAGGTATTTTGGTCTTTGCTTTGTCTCTACATATATTCTACCTATGTACTCACCTAGCACCCCAATACCGATAAGCTGTATGCCACCCAAAAATAATATAGAGACTAAAAGTGACGGGTAGCCTGGAACAGGATTCCCCCAAATAAGCTTATCGACAACCATCCATGCTGCGTATAGAAAAGCAAAGGCAGACACGCCAAGACCTATATATGTCCATATGCGAAGTGGGAATGTTGAGAAGCTAGTTATTCCCTCAAGTGCGAGATTCCATAGTTTCCACCCATTAAATTTAGATTCGCCTGCGCAGCGTTCGGCGCGAGAATATTCAACAACCTCCGTCCGGCCTCCAACCCACGACAAGATACCTTTCATGAATAGGTTGCGTTCTGGAAGTTGTTTAATGTTCTCAACTGTTTCACGCGACATCAAGCGGAAGTCACCCACATTTTCTTCAATTTTCGGCGTGCTGATTTTGTTGTGTAGCTTATAAAACATTTCGGCAGACTTTCTCTTTAAATGCCCATCAGTTGAGCGATCAGTGCGTTTAGCTAATACCATATCCGCACCATCTCTCCACTTCTCAATGAGAAGCTGGATGACTTCAATTGGATCTTGTAAATCAACATCAATAGGGATGATAGCATCGCCAGTGGCATGGTTTAGTCCAGCAAATAGAGCAGGCTCTTTGCCGAAGTTACGGGTAAAACTTAATGGTTTAACTAATTTATCTGAAATAGCTAGCGCATTAATAATATTTTCAGTTGAATCTTTGCTGCCATCATTGATGAACACAATCTCAACTTCATACTCTTTTAGAGGATCGTATTCACGAACGGCTTTATAAAAAATAGGTATCGCATCCTCTTCATTGAAGACAGGAACAACTAACGATATTTTCAATTTTGTTCACTCCGGAAAACGATATATTTAGAATAGAAAAATCCGCAAACTAGACTGATAGCTGAGAATGCTACTAGGGTAAAAATTGGTGGTAGCCCACGCGATTCGGAAGCCCAGCCGGTAGCAGAGCTAAGTGCCCCCATAAACCCGATGTAAAGCATATATCTAATGGTCGTGGTTTGGGCCTTGAATGTGAAGCGAGCATTTGCGAAGAAAGAAAAAGTTACGGCCACACAGAACGCAGTGAAGTTGCTTAACACTTGGTCGTCCCTTACGCCGTAGAAAATGATAGCAAAAACCATCCAGTGAATGGCCGTATTTACAACACCCACAGATATGTATCTGGAAAAGAGCTTAAGCATTTGTCAATAAGAGTGATTTTAAGTGATTGCTGAGTTTAGCACTTGAGAGGCTCCTGATCAGCTATTGATAACATGTTGTCCTATAAGCGCGGGAATGATAGGTGGGGAAGGATGCCTATTGAGGTAGGATGGGGTAATGGGGCAAAAATGGGACGCTGAGTATAATTGACTGTAATCATGTTTAACCAAGTTTGCGCAAGTTGGGACGTGTGATCGACGGCTGGCGCGGTATCTAGTTGATTTTAAAGGTAGATCTAGGAGTTTCTAAGCCATAGGTCACAGGTTTGAATCCTGTTGTTTCCATAAAAATTAATTAGTTACCATCTATTCACCCCCTAATTATCAGCAACCTTTTTTAAAAGTGCCAGATTAGTGACATTAATCCCCATTACTTCGTCAATTTTACGCGCATGCTCAGTTAGGTGGTTTGGCGACAAGTGAGCATATCGACGGACCATTTCGATGCTTTCCCATCCTCCCATTTCCTGAAGTGCTGATAGTGGGACCCCAGCTTGAACTAACCAACTTGCCCAAGTGTGCCGCAAATCGTAAAAACGGAAATCAGTGATTCCTGAGCGCTTTAATCCAGTTCTCCATGCTGTATTATCATCGACACGCATTTTCCTAACCTCATCGGTTTTTGTTCCATCCGACCGGTGCCATGCCGAGGTGTGGACAAACACATATCTTGAGTGTCGGCCTATCTGTTCACGTAATACCTTGCATGACATATCGTTCAGAGCTACGCCAATTGCCTTGCCCGTTTTAGCGTTCTCTGGCATACAATTGATTAAGGTTACAGCCTCATCTTTTGTCAGCCATCGTAGCCCATACACTGAATGACGCCAGGAGGCTGTTTCGCGAAAAGGTGAAATACGCCTACGACAAGTTGCCCGATGAAATCAAAGCAACCAATCCGGCAAGTAATGATTCAGCGGGTGAGTTGGTATTTAACAAAGGCGGCTCGCTCTACATCAGCACTTCATTCCGTGGCGGCACACTGCGTTATCTGCATGTTTCTGAGTTCGGCAAGATATGCGCCAAGTATCCCGATAAGGCACGTGAGATAGTCACTGGGTCGTTTGAGGCAGAGTAGCATGTCTGTAGCACTTGATAGCCTCAAAGGAACGCAGGATAGGCTTGTGGCTAAAACAGGCTTCAATGAACTGGGGCGTTTTCTAAACCTTGCCAAGTTACGAGCACAGATTCCGTCAGCAGCGGGGCAGATTGTGTTTGTCGCTTCATCTTATAGCACTACAGTAATACAGAAACATACCGCAGGTGGGTTCTTTGAGTCTTTTGATAATACCTCTGCGCTACCAGATGATGGCGGCATTGTCATTAAGCCAGCAACAGGATAGTTAGCCTGGAAGCGCATTAATTTTCACGGCTTATGACATGCAGTTCTGGGGGGTAAGGCTGATGGAATAACTGACAACGCAGAAGCTATTACAAGAGCTACTGACTGTGCGCGTGCAACTCGAATAATTATTGAAGCTCCTGCGGGAGATATTCACAATAGTGAGATGGTGCCATTATATAACAACATGGGTATAAGGGGTCATGGAAAGGCGGAAAGTACAGTATTTTACAAAACAACTAATAATGTTTTTAACTACAAGAAGAATGGAAAACTGTACTTCCTGTAGATGCTCTGGCTGGGTTTGTTCCAAATAATTGGGATCTTAGAGATTCAAGTATGGATAGTTTCACAGCGCACGTAACTTTAACTGGGTGTATGTTCAGGAGGTACAGTCTTACCGCAGATAACGTTGATTCAATACGTCCACATTATGGTCTTTTTTTTGGTAAGGCCGCAGCTCCTGTCGTTCGTCAATGTGCTTTTGACTGTGCCTATATAGGATGCATGTCATATGTTCTATTTTCTGGTGTAATGGAAATGCTTGGCTTCCCGCGATATGTAGGAAAAGGATATTGTGGCGTTCTTTTTGAGGATTATAGGGCGGGGCTGGTTAGGGTGATAGGAACTTCAATGGATATGAGGTTAGTTCAAGTCAGTGGTTATCAGATTGTTTTTCAACTATCAGGAATGCAATATACCACAATGACAAATTGCACAGCTGAAAACTGCACTCCAATGCAGGGAGAAACTACCTGTTGGGCATTTAGTTTTACAAACCCATACTCAATAGTAATAAATACATGTGCAACGGAGTTTAATAAAGGTGGGCAGCTTAGAGCTACTATTCAAGGTGACCCATCATTCAGGCCTTCTCTAGTCGTTAATACATTCCAAACAATTGATCAGCAGAATTCAGTAGTTTTAACTCCCATGATAAGTATAGATAATGGGGTTGTTGAAATGAGCGTAGTATTTATTGGCGGTGACTGGGCGAAACAAAACCTTTCTAACCTAGCTTCTCCGTCAGCTAGTGGTAATGGATTAAAAGTTAGAATGATAGGAGTTAATGGCTCTCAAAAGTCAACATGGACAATTACTAACCTTGCTGACGTACAAGAGCTTTAAACAAACGTAAGTTAAGTGGTTTGACATTGCCGATGAATAAAATTAACCTTCACGGAAATGTCAAACACCGAGACGGATTAATGTCAAAGAAATCATTTATAATTGAAAGTCTTACGTCGCTTAGGTTTTTTGCTGCGTTAGGCGTTTTTCTACACCACCTTGGCTTGCTTGGGACATCAAACATACCAGAAGTGCAATTTGCGGCAAGATATTTTTTTAACGGTTACACTGGTGTTACTTTCTTTTATATTCTATCTGGATTTATAATAAACTATAGTTTTAAGCGGCATATTGAAAGTGGCAGGTTCGACTATAAGGACTTTATTGTATTCAGAGTCTGTAGGCTATTTCCTGTTCATTTGTTAGCGCTATTTCTAGTTCTTAGTCTATTTGGTTACTTTGTTAACTTTGACGCTGTTAATAAGTTATCACTTGTATCAAATATTTTCTTGGTTAATTCATTTATACCTGATACAGCATATTATTTTTCATTTAATCCGGTGTCATGGAGCATATCATGTGAGGTGTTCTTTTATATGGCATTCTGTTTCCTTGTAGGTTTTAGCACAAGTCGATTGTTTATTTTACTTTTGGTTATCCAAGCTTTTAATGTTTATTATATTTTCAACCCTCCTGAGATTGTTTCTGGGCATTGGCTATTTTATGTGAATCCATTATTCAGGATATGCGACTTTATTATTGGTATTCTTTTGTGCAGACTTTTCTTACATAGTGAATTTTTACCTGGCAAAAAATTAGGAACAGTAATGGAAATTTCTTCATTGCTATTTGTTGCGCTAACTATGTACATTTCAACTAATTACATCAGTGATATGAATATTCGTTATGATTTCTTATTTATACCATGCATGGCATTTTTAGTAATGGCGTTTTCTTTCAATTCAGGGGTGTTGTCAAATTTGCTATCTAACAAGCTATTGATTCTTCTCGGAGAGGCTTCATTTTCATTTTACATGCTTCACTGGATGGTTATTGCAAAACTAACTGAGGTTATGAATCCATCAGCTAATAATGTAAGAGAATTATTTTTCTATATAATAGTAGCATTCTGTATTTCACTTTTTTCATCAATAATTATATTTAAATGTTACGAAAAACCAATAAATGCATTCATTCGAAATGCATGGATTAAATATCGTTATCGAGGTAGGGCTAAATCAGAAGCTTTATCACATCAAGTAAGTAAGAACTAGCACCATAACCAGTTATTGATCACATTGTATCCGATATGAGGTGATCGTTCCTGACATTGATTGGCTGGCAGCACCGGAGTGATTTGGAGAGTTTGGCAAGGATGCCTATGGGGGGCGTAATGGGGCAGAAATGGAACGTTGAGTATGATTGACATGTAATCATGTTTAACCAAGTTTGAGCAAGTTGGGACGCGTGATCGACGGCTGGCGCGGTATCTAGTTGGTTTTAAAAGCAGATCTAGGAACTTCCGACATTACTAACTGAGTGTTGTATCTAATCTTGGGGCAGGGTCAGAGTAGCCTGAGCTTTCCCTTATAGACCTGAATAACAGGGGTTTTGCATCATGAAACAATTTTGGTCCGCTAACTTGTTTGTATTTGCTGTATCCGGGGCCGCACTTCTTTGTGGCCTTGGTTTATTCTGGGGGGGCAATCGGGAAATAGCTCATTGGGTTTGGATCGGTGGCTCTGCTCCGGCGTTGGCTCTGTTACTCTATGACACATTGCGAGCACTTGTCAGGCGTGAGGCAGGTGTCGACATGCTGGCTTTAATTTCCATCAGCGGTGCCATTGCTCTTGACGAATACCTTACGGGAGCGGTGATTGCAGTCATGTTAGCCAGTGGCAGAGCCCTGGAGAGTTTTGCGCAGCGTCGTGCCGGGCGAGAAATGTCAGCTTTGCTGGCAAAGGCTCCCAGAACAGCCAACCGGTTTGAGAATGGCGGGTTTGTTCAGATCCTGCTGGAACAAGTGATTCAGGGCGACCGACTTCTGGTGCGCAGTGGAGATACCGTTCCCGTTGATGGCCGTTTATCCTCTGCACTAGCTGTTTTGGATGAATCCATGCTGAGTGGTGAGTCTACACCGGTTGAACGCCGAGAGGGTGATGCTCTGCGCAGTGGCGTATTAAATGCCGGAGCTCCTTTTGAAATGCTTGCGACGGCCAAAGCGGACGAAAGTACCTTCGCCGGTATTATCCGACTTGTTTCTGCAGCTCAAAGCTCCAAGGCACCCGCATCCCGCTTGGCAGACCGCTATGCGTTGTGGTTTGTCCCCCTGTCGCTGGCAGTGGCTGGAGCCGCCTGGTTTTTGAGCGATGATCCGGTGCGTGCGTTGGCGGTGCTCGTGGTAGCAACACCTTGTCCTCTCATCCTCTCTGTCCCGATCGCCATTGTGTCGGGTATGTCGATATGTGCGAAGCGTGGTGTTCTGATCAAGGGCGGTGGTGCTTTGGAGCAACTCGCACAGGCCAGAATATTATTTTTTGACAAGACAGGAACATTAACTGGCGGACGGGCGCGTCTGGTTTCGATCAAAACCAGTAGCAGTGTCAACCCTAATAGCGTGCTGGTTGTCGCGGCATCGATGGATCAGATGTCCGGGCACGTGATTGCTAGCGCAGTAGTCGACGCCGCGCGCGAACGTGGCCTGTCCTTGTCGCTCCCTACAGCAGTTCAGGAGCAAGGGGGATCTGGCCTCAGCGGTATACTCGATGGGAAACAGGTTGCAATCGGCTCTTACGAGTTCGTCTCTGCGCGTGCATCATCCCCCGAATGGGCGTATGCGTTTCTGCAGGAGGTCGCCGAAGACGGCGGTGCAGCGGTATTTGTGGCACTGGATGGAGAAATCGCCGGAGCTCTGCATCTGGCGGACCAGATCCGGGTTGAAACTCCACGCGCTTTGCGTTTGCTGCGTAGGGCTGGAATCAAGCGCATAGTAATGCTCACTGGCGATAATCAGCAAATCGCCGACACTATTGGTGCAGCAGTGGGTGTCGACGAGGTACAAGCTGAGCAGACCCCTGCGGGAAAACAAGTCGCAATCGAGTCGGGCCGTTCCTTGGGGATCACTATGATGGTTGGTGATGGCGTGAATGATGCACCAGCTCTGGCTGCAGCCGATGTGGGTGTCTCCATGGGGGTTCGCGGAGCGGCGGCATCGTCCGAGGCTGCAGATGTCGTGCTTTTGGTGGATCGGCTTGACCGCCTTGCTGAAGCGCTCCATACGGCACGTCTGACACGTTTAATCGCATTACAAAGTGTTATTGCCGGAATGGGGATGTCTGCAGTCGCGATGCTGATTGCAGCATTCGGCTATCTTCCGCCGCTCTACGGCGCATTGCTACAGGAAGTGATTGACGTTGCAGTTATTTTGAACGCGTTACGCGCGCTTAATATTGCGCCACTGCGCGTCAGCCGTCACACTTTATCTGCAACCCAATTACAGACTCTACGGGATGATCACTTGGCTCTCGCTCCAGTGCTAGAGTACCTGACTTATTTCACAACAGAACTGAGTATGATAGCACCAGCCCAAGTCAGACAAGCTGCGGTGGAATTGGATGTAATGTTACAAGAAAAGTTATTTCCTCATGAACGATCCGATGACACCGATGTGTATCCGGTTCTTGCCGAGCTCTTGGGGGGAGACGATCCTATGGCGGCTATGAGTCGTACTCACAGAGAAATCTTTGAGTTGGGCCGACGACTAAAGCGTATCATCAAGGCAATACCGCCGGATAGGAGCCCGAAAGCGGAGACAATAACTGAATTGCAGCGCGTTTTATACGGTTTGGATGCCATTTTGCGCTTGCACTTTGCTCAGGAGGAGGAAATTTATCAAAATCTTGAATGA